GTCGAAGAACACCTGTAAAACCCAGTGTTTATGCGGGTTTGCGGGATTTTACAGCTATCGTATTTTATCGTAAATTATCGCAGTTTGGTGTAAAAATGGTGTAGTAAATGGTGTAGTAAACGGATGATCCAAATCGAACTTATGAAAACATCAGTGGAGAAATCTACTGGTGTTTTTTTTTGTGTGTATATTTGGCCGTTTGGCAGTAAATGATATGGTTATAGTACAGAATATCTGAAAGGCTGGAGAAAATCATAAATAAATACTGTCCAGAATGTGGAATAAAACTAAAACGGTATGATTATGTTAAAAGAATCGTGAGAGGAAAGAATCATTCTAAAGAGTTGGTCTCGATAGAGAGGTACAAATGTCCAAAGTGCAAAAAGATTCATAGAAATCTTCCCGACAATTTATATCCATTCAAGCATTACGAGTCGGATATTATAGATGGAGTTAGAGAAGGACTTATTAGTCCGGAAACTTTAGGATTCGAGGACTTTCCTTGCGAAGAAACGATGAAGCGATGGAAGAAATTAGGAATTAAGCCGAGATTATGATGGTAAAATTTTCCACTGACTTTGTTTTAACATTTTCAAGATTCTAACCTAGAATAGACTCCAGAAGGAGGAATAACAATTATGGCGACAACAATAAGAGCAGAATTATCTGAAAAGAATCCTTACTGGATTGAAAAACATCGTTACTATGAACTTAAACATTTCTGTCTTCAGTACCCCATTTGGAAGAAAATTTATGGATCATTGGATGGGCTGTCCGGTCATTCTACAGGTTTTACCACCATGATAGTAAGCAGTACATTGGGAGATCCAACCGCGAAGATCGGTATGGCGAAAGCATATTATTCAGATCGTATGAAGATACTTGAACAAACTGCCAGCCGCACTGATGAAACTCTTGGCATTTATATTCTGAACGGTGTGACTGAGGGATGGTCCTATGACATTCTCAAAGCTAGATTAGGAATTCCATGTTGCAAGGATACATATTACGAATTGTATAGACGATTCTTTTGGCTGCTGAATAAAGAGAGAGGCTGATTATTCGCAAAATTTACAAGTTATATTATGGAAACGAAAACTAAATTTTGGAGGTATGATTATGAAAATGAGATTAATGACACCTGAAGCGATTAAAGAAATTGAGAGTTTAATTCCAGATCATGAAGAGGCACTTATGCAATGGGGAGCTCAGATGTATAGAGAGGGCATTGTAAAAGGAGCTATTTTCACCGGTACTGGAATGATATTAGGAATGATTGCTGGCGTAGTAAAAGAACTTTATTTTGATACCCGAAAGAAGAGTAATACCGAAGAGGAGTCCTAACAAGGGCTCTTTCTTTTTATCCTAGATTAAAAACAGGACGGAGGTTACCGGAAAAGATGTTATTTTGATATTTGAAAAATTGCCGGATGGAAAATTTTTGAAAAACAATTTGAAAAAAGGGGGGTGTCACATGGAACGGGTTATCATATTACTCATTGGTATCCTTATAGGAATACTTATCGCTAGATTTATATTTCGAGATAAACCAATTGGTTCTCTTAGAGTAGATCAGTCTGATCCAGATAGTGGACCATATTTATTTTTGGAATTAAGTCCTGGTGGAGCAGATGAGATCTATAAGAAAAAGTATGTTTCTCTTCAGGTAGATCTGAAAGATTATATTTCGCAGAAATAGCAAGTCCTATTATGGAACGAATCAATAATTTATCTGAAAGGAGAACCGAAATGGATGAAAGAAACATTGAGAAATTATTGAGTGAGGAAATTGCAACTCAGATTCAGGCATTATCTGAATTTGAACCCGGAAGTAAAGAGAAGTCAGCAGCAATTGACGACCTGGTACAACTTTACAAGCTGAGAATTGAGGAGAATAAAAGCATCTGGGATGCTGATGAAAAACACAATTCTCGTATTGCTGACAATGAAGCAAAAGCACGAGAAGAGGAAATTAAACGTCAGCAGCTCTCTGAGCAGATTAAAGATCGATATTTTAAAGCTGGTATTGCAGGAGCAGAGCTCGTTGTACCGCTGATATTCTACGGCATCTGGATGAATAAAGGATTCAGATTTGAAGAGACTGGAACAATTTCGTCACAGGTATTCAGAAATTTAATCAACCGTTTCAGACCTACTAAGAAGTAGAGAGGAGATTCCAAACGTTGAGGACGAATAACACAAGTCCTCTTCGTTTTTGCGTGAAAATTACATAGCGTATTATGAAAGGAGATGATTTTAATGAGAAAAATCTACATTGAAGTACCAACAACTACAGATGAGGTGATGATGAGCATACCTTACAGAAACGATGAACTATTGGGAAGAATTCATGTAATCTTTACGGAATCGAAAGAAGCCAAAGTTCGCATCGTAACTGTTCGAGTCAAAGATGGTGAAGACGATCAAGATTGGTCGATTCAGAGTAAACAGGTTACGAACAAAAACATGCGAACTGTAGAATTCGAATACGATTTCAGAGATGACGATGGAGTAAAACTTCACGTTTCAATGAAAATAATGCTCTCATACAGTCACAGATGTATAATGGTTGACTGGTAAACTTTGATGGGGGATGCGAGCAGAATTGTAAGCATCTCCTTTTATTTTTTACGTGAAATTTACAAGGGCTATTATGAGAGAATAAAGCTTTATCTCTTGACCAGAATAATACCGACGGATATACTGTAATATACAGATAAGTACGTTGGTCTATATGCGAAAGGAGATATTTAGCTATGAGTATTTTTAACGAGAAACTTATCAATTCTATGAAAAGTGGTGAATACATTTGCCATGAGTGCGGAAACTTAATGGAATTTGAAGACGAAAAGTGGAGAGACACATTAGTGTGCCCACACTGTGGTCATAGCGTGGATTTAGATCACTATGGCTGTGAAGGAGAAGAAGAATACGAAAGTTTATATCCGACACTGGAAGAAGTTATGGAGTTAGATAAGTAAATACGTACAGGCTAAAAGGAGAAGGGTCTTAGAGAAATCTAAGGCTCTTTTCTTTTTGTGCAGGAGAAGCAGATGCGATATCATTATCAAAAGCCAGACATTTACAGGTCTATGTATGGAGAAACATATATTTGCAATCATCCAGTATATAATCAATGTACGTTATTCAAAATTGGACAAAATGGTCTGGCAGTTATACAACAGAGATTTAATTCAGATACGAAGACTACCTGGTGGGGTGAAGTTGATGCATGGTTGACGGACGCTTTATATCTTCATCCGGGATTCAAGAAATATTTTGACAGTCGATGCGGAAAGTGTACGGACGGTCTATATCCTACAGTGACAATCAGACAGATTATGTGGGCTTTGAAAATGAAGCCTATACAGCGGCAACGATGGGAAACCTGTTTCGATCGACGAGAGATTTAGCGAAAAATACATTGTGTATTATGAAAGGAGTGATATTTATGACAGAAACCGATAGAAAAATTAAAGCATTGGGATACGAGGTTCGTGTGTGTGATTTAATGTGTAACTATATTGTTTACGAGAATAAAAAAGATGACGAAGAGGTTATTATCGAATGGGATGATGACGAAGAAATATGTTGCAAAATTTTCGCGCAAACGATATCACGAGTGAAAACTTGGGAAGGACATGCAATTCAGATTCCTAATGCTTTAACAATTCAAGAAGCGTTATTATTTGTCGCTAAGATTGATGAAATGAGAAAAGAGTCCTAACCAGGGCTCTTTCTTTTCGCCATTTTTACAGCTCCTATTATGAATAACGATAGCTTTTGAAAGGAGAAAAAGGAGCATGGACGAAATGAGAATAGTATCGAAATTCACAAGAGGAATTATTTCCAAGGCGTTGAAAATGGTAGTACATAAGAAAACTGGATATAACGTGGATATTCAGGTGAATGAAATTACGACCACGATTAACGATGGAAAGACACATCTTCATGTGGATGTTGACGCTGAGCTTGAAAAGGATGAGCTTATTAAAATCTTGAAAAGTATCGGTTTAAACTAATCGAGAGGGGCGCGAACAACGCCTCTTTTCGTTTTCTTCGCAAAATTTACAAGGGCTATTATGAGAGAAAGAGTAGCTCAACGGAAGAGCACCAGTCAATTACTGACCGGCGATGAAGGTTTAAATCCTTACTCTTTTTCTTTTATTTTGTAGAAAAATGAAAGGAGAATTAGTAAATGAATGTCTATTAAAGAGTTATCGTTGATGCTTTATGACACGTTTCAGATGGATATATGGTTTCCATCATATTCTGTTTTGAACAAAGAATTTGAAAAATCTAGTTACTCAGTGTGGGCTATTGATGAACTGGTAGAGTATGTTACTAAGAGATTAGCCCCAAGGAAAGAAGGTTCTATTAGTGATATCGTTCAGATTACTACTGAATTTCAGAAGAAGATGGCTGAGTATTCACAGATTAACCCAAATAACAATTTAATGTTTTCTGTAGCACACGATATTCTGGCTGATGTCCTGGAAATATTACGTGCTATGGAATAACCAATTATGAAAGGAGAAGCAATGAAGAAAGTGAATGTTAGGAAACTGAAAAAGTTTTCGCCAACGGTTTTGTCATGTTTTGGTGCGGCAGGAGTTATCGGCACATCTGTACTTGCTGTAAAAGCTACACCTAAAGCTCTTAGAAAAATCAGATCAGACAGTAGATATGCTCACAATGATCCAGATGCTTACACTAAATTGGAGGCATTTCAGTCCGCCTGGTTTTATTATGTTCCATCGGTAGTTATGGGTGCGGCGACTATCGTTTGTATATTTGGAGCAAATATTCTGAATAAACATCAGCAGGCAGCAATTACAAGTGCTTATGCATTACTCAATGACGCCTATCAGGATTATAAGAATAAGTTGAAAGAATTGTACGGGGAAGATGCACACAGGAAAATCATGGAAGCTATTGCCGTGGAGAAAGCAAATGATGTATACATGGCATCGACGGGACTTGTAGAAGGAAGCTCTCTTGATTTTGATGAGCATAATCCAGACGATAACCGACTGTTTTATGATACATACTCCAAACGATATTTCGAAAGTTCTATCAACCGGGTTCTTCAGGCAGAATATTATTTGAATCGTGATTTTGCAATTGGCGGTTACCGATCGGTAAACGATTTTTATGAATTTTTAGGTATAGCTCCAATTAATGGAGGAGATGAAATCGGATGGGATATTGCCACGGGTTTAGCCTGGATTGACTTCAATCATTACAAAACAGTGCTGGATGACGGACTTGAGGTCTGCGTTATTGATATGGACTGGTTACCAGAGGTAAATGTAGAGTAATCTTCGCAAAAAACACAATTGCTATTATGAAAGGAGAGTGACGACATGAACAGTAAAATGATTAAGGCTATTGGAATGGCGGCAACAATAATCGGTATTGGAGTGAATCTTTTAACCGATTGGGTTGATGAGCAGAAAATGGATGAAAAAATTGAGGCTAAGGTAAATGAAGCACTTGCCAAGAAAGAAGAAGCGGAGGAGTCCTGATACGGACTCTTTTCGTTTTTCTTTTGGGTAAAGTATGGAATCGCCAACAGACAGAGCCATTTACATCATCCAATATTGCCTTGATAAATTGCTGAAAGAAGTAACTTATCAGTACGGATATAGCTTGGAGCAGGAAAGCTATTCGAGATGGGCTGCAAAGGAATTGCTGAATCGTCTTAGAGAAAATCCGACAATACCGCCATTACTGATCATCGAAGAATTTAGAGATCAAATGGACGAGTATTCCAATATTAATCCAGATACAAATCTTGTTTTCAACAGTGGAAGAGACTTAGCTGAATGGATTATTAACCTGCTAATTGCTTAGTTACATAATAAAAAATTTATATTTCTGAAAGGGGAAAACAACAATGAACGAAAACAGAAAAAGAACAAATTTAGAAACTCTGGCAGCAGCACAGCTTATTCGCAGAATGCTTAATAATGAGGCAACACTCGAAGAACTGGGACGAGCAACATCTTACATGGTGACAGCGGCTGAATATGACGCAGCAGTGATTAAACTTGACGATATTGCTGAGAAAACTGGAATCAAGGAACTTGCGGTAAAATATTCAACTCCAAATGGTGTGTCGAGACGATCTGGTCGATATCCATGGAAGAGTGCTGATGAAATGTTCAAAGAGTTACTCAATATGAAATTCGGTCTGCCGAGCCCGGGAATTGAATTATCAAACGTAGAAGTAGGAGACAAAATCGTTGTCAACTTAAAAGAACTGGGAGAGTTCGAAGCAACAGCCCATGAAGTTACTGATGAAAGTATTCTCTTCATCTTTGACGATTATATTACCGAGAGACCGATGAACGAAAATAACACGAACGCAGGCGGCTATGAAGAATCCGATCTGAAAAAATGGATTGAGAACGAACTGTTTAATAAATTTCCGTGGGAATTGAAAACGAGACTTACAGATCTAACACTTCCAACTGTTGGGCAGGTTTTCGGATGGGATGATGAATGGGACAGAGAGCACTTCGAATCGGATGGAGATGAGCAGCTTCCGCTTATGGAACTGAGAAAAAATAGAGTTGCATATCTTAACAACGAGCTCAAATGGGGCTGGCTTCGTAACGCGATGAAAAAGGAATATTCTTCGCTTGGCTTTGCCACTGTGACCGGCAACGGCGGTGCGGGTTCCGGCTACGCTTCGAGCTCTGGCGGGGTTCGTCCGGCATTCCGATTGGTTAAATAAATTGCCGCCCCTTGTGGGCGGTTTATTAAAACGTGGAGGATATTAAGAAATGCAAAAACCAAATTTAACAAAAATGCTCGGAAGTGTAAAAGTTGCTACAGTTAAACATAGTCCGGAAATTTTAACAGGAATTGGTATTGCCGGTATGGTTACAACAACCGTAATGGCTGTCCGAGCTACGCCAAAAGCCCTTGTCTTGATTGAAGAAGAAAAAAGACGCCTAAATTATGAAATGTTGGAAGAAGCGAAAAAGTCCGGTTGTGAAGAGTGTAATCAGATTACTCGTTTAGAACCTATTGACATTATAAAAGTAACTTGGAAATGTTATATTCCGGCTGGAATTAGCTGTATTATGTCTATGATTTGCCTTATTGGAGCTAATTCTGTAAACACAAGACGCAATGCAGCATTAGCAACAGCTTATACATTATCGGAATCTACTCTTAGAGATTACCAGAAAAAGGTTGTTGAAACTATCGGTGAAAAGAAAGAGCAGACGGTAAGAGATGCGGTTGCGAAAGAGCATATAGAGAGAAATCCGGTGGAGAATAAAGAAGTAATTGTTGTAGGTCGTGGAAACACCTTATGCTATGATACAGTATCCGGAAGATATTTCAGATCTGACATGGAGACCATTAAAAAAGCAGAGAACGAACTGGACGCTCGATTAAGATCTGAAATGTATATTTCGCTTAATGAATTTTACTATGAAATTGGATTAGATCCCCTTAAAGTAATCGGAGATGATCTTGGCTGGAATATTGATAGCGGATATTTGGATCTCAGATTTAGTTCGCAGATTGCTACAGATGGTACTCCTTGTCTGGTGCTGGAATATGGTGTTGCACCAAGGTATGACTATCGCAATTTAATGTAAATTCGCAAAAATTACAAGGTATATTATGGAAACAAAAACCTATTTCAACAAACTGAAAGGAGAAACAAATCATGGAAAACAACAATGAAATCATGAACAACAGCGAAGAGGTAATGGAAACAGCAACAGAGGAAATCGTTAAAGCGACTTCTACCAATAGCAGTTTCAGTACAGCTACCAAAATCGGATTGGCTATGATTGCAGGTGGATTGATCTGCAAATTTGTAGTTGAACCTGGTGTGGCAAAACTGAAAAAGATGGCAGACGAACGTGCGGCGAAAAAGAGTGTTTCTAATCCCGAAAAGGTTGTGGATGCTGAGTTCACAGAAGTTACTGATGAAAAAGATCCAGAATAAGGATTGAAAGTGGTTTTGAGAGAAGGGGTCTTAGAGAAATCTAAGGCTCTTTCTTTTTGTCTTTTTATCGGAAGGTGACCTATGAATCGATATATGTACGATGGACCGGTAATGGAATTTGAAAACTACATTGTCAGTAGATGGCGTGGATCTACATATGCAGTATCTGAAAAGAAAGCCAGAAGTAATTTGGTTTATCAGTTTAAGAAAAATAACAATCGTATTTCGGGAGCGAAGATTACTCTCCCAGGAAAGGTAAGAATGGTGAACGATTATGAATATTGATTTAGATATGGTACTCGGAGCAGCTGGTGTAGCGATTGGTTTGTTTGGAATCGGCTATGTAATCGGTGCAAACAAGAAGTTAAAAGATGTTAGTGAGGTTGTAAAAAAATCCGTAGACGATATTATTGCTGATGGAAAGCTGGATATTCCTAAAGATCTTGTCGATAGAACAATCAAAGAACGAGTGGCTGTACAGGTTGATTATGAGATACGGCAAAAGGTAAAAGCAGCGTGTGACGACATTGTTATTGATGTGCAAACTTCCATGTATAACAAAATTAGCGATGCTGCTGAGAGAGCTGTCGATTCGACTTATCGGTCCATGGAAGTTGAGGCGAAAGAAAAGATCCGAAAAGAGCTTCGCAATATTGACATTTCCGGTCTGAAAAGGGAAGTGAAAGCAGAAGCAAAAGATGCTGTTATTGAAAAATTACAGTCATCCATGGACGATATTCTTGAATCTTATAATTCAAATCTTGCAAATGTACAGAGCATTTACAGTTCTATTGCAAAATCTATGAGTAGTGCGAGAGCATAGGAGGTATTGAAAAATGGCGAATGAGGAGTATAGATCCAATTCTCATAAAACAAGAGAGCGTAAAAAAGAGCCAGTCGCAGAAAAGAAAGTAGAGAAAATTATTTCAGGATCTGCGAAATCAAAGAAAAAATCAGGGATTCAGAAGATCACTAATATTTTTGCACCCGACGATGTTGTTGATGTAAAAAGTTATATTCTCGAAGACATTGTTGTCCCGGCAGTAAAGGATATTATTCTTGATACAGTAAGAGCATTTCTTGGAGTAAATGGAAGCTCTCGTGGAAAATCATCTACATCATCCAGGGTGCCTTATCGAAAATATTATGATGACAGAGAAAGAAAAGATTCAGGTAATCGTAATAGACGAACCGTGTATGAATATGATGACGTTATTCTCGATAATCGCGGAGAAGCAGAGGATGTATTAGACAGGATGGACGAGTTAATTGATACATATGGTTCGGTCAGTGTGGGGGATTTCTATGAACTTGTCGGCATTAGCGGAAACTTTACAGATTATAAATACGGATGGTCAGATATTCGCAATGCATCTGTAACGAGAGTTAGTGATGGTTACATGATCAAACTGCCAAGAGCAGTACCATTAAATTAAGGAGAGTACAAAATGACAGAATTAAGATATGAATCAGACGACGTGATGGTATCGCATCCGGAACATTATCAGTCTGAGAGCGGATTAGAAGTAATTGACGTTATCGAAGCATTTACTTCTGAGTTAAGTGGTATTGAAGCTACAGATACGGGAAATATTTTGAAGTATGCTTGCCGCTGGAAGAAAAAGAACGGTGTGCAGGATTTAAAAAAAATCATGTGGTACACGCAGCACTTAATTAATTATCTTGAGAAAAGAGGAGAAAAATAGAATGAACAAAAATGAAATTGTGAAGAAGGTATCATCTACCTTTGGAAAGGTGACTATTAAGATGAAAAAGCATAGTCCAGAAATCTTAATTGCGGCAGGAGTCGTAGGGACTGTAGCAAGCACAGTTATTGCCTGCAAAGCAACTACTAAACTGAGTTCCATCTTGGACGAGTCTAAAGAAAATATAGAAACGATTCATAAATGTATGGATGACGAAAATATTGCTGACAGATACTCAAAAGATGATGCAAAAAAAGATTTAACAATCGTGTACGCTCAGACAAGCGTTAAGGTGGCAAGATTATATGCTCCGGCAGTAGCTCTCGGCGTTATTTCAATTACAGGAATTGTAACCTCCAACAGAATTCTTCATAAAAGAAATGTTGCCCTTGCAGCGGCATATGCAACAGTCGACAAATCTTTCAAAGAGTACAGGAGCAGGGTTGTTGAGAGATTTGGAGAAAACGTAGACAAAGAACTTCGATATAACATTAAGGCAAAGAAAATCGAAGAAACAACTAAAGATCCAGAGACCGGAAAAGAGAAGAAGACCAAAACTACGGTTGATATTGCCAATCCTACCGTAGATGATTACGCTCGTTTCTTTGATGAAACTTGCAAGCATTATGAAGACAATATGGACTACAATCTGCTTCTGCTTAAATCACAACAAGCGTTAGCAAATGATAAGCTTATTACGGACGGATTCCTGTTTCTGAGTGACGTGTACGATATGCTTGGAATTACAAAAACCAAGATGAGCCAGACCGTTGGCTGGATTTACGATCCAGAAGGAAATCCAGAGGGGGATAACTTTGTTGATTTCGGTGTTATGGTTACACATCGTGAAACAGAAGACGGTGGATATGAGGATGCTATCTTAATGAACTTCAATGTTGACGGCCCTATTCTTGACCGTATTTAAGAGAGGAGTGCTATATTATGACATTTATGGCTATTACATTTTCAGCAGTATCAGGTATTTGTTTCTTTGGTGGTATTGCAGTCCTTTTGGGCGGAAAGGAGCGTCATTAATGGATGGTTTTGGTAATTTCATTTCTATGATGGATTATATTCTTGATACTGAAAGAAAGCGTCATATTACAGGAGGCATTCTGTTGAGTGCTTCCTTATTATTTGGCGGGCTGGCTCTTACTGTAATGACAATCAAGGATGAGGAGGATGAGACTGATGAACAGTAAAACAATGTTTCTTATTGCTTTTATTCTGGGAACTGTGTCAGGTTCTCTGGTGACTTGGTACAGCGTTAAGAAAAAATATGAAATGCTTGCTCAGGAAGAGATTGATTCTGTAAAAGAAGTTTTTGCAAGAAGAGAACAGGAATCGGTAAAAAACGATACAGATGCCGTAAAAGTTGAGGAACCGAAGGATGTAGCAGGTATTAAGAAATGCGAATCCATACTCCGCAGAGAAGGTTATACCAGATATTCTGATTCAACGGAAGAAAACGAGGGGAGAGAAATGAACAAACACTATGTGATTTCACCTGAGCAGTTTGGAGAAAACGAGGACTATGACCAGATTAGTCTTACATATTATGCGGATCAGGTACTTGCTGATGAGAACGATGAAATGATTGAAGACGTGGAAGAAATGGTCGGCTTTGAGTCATTGAGCCATTTTGGAGAATATGAGGATGATTCTGTATTCGTCAGAAATGATGAACGAAAGTGCGATTACGAAATCCTCATGGATCAGAGATTATATTCTGATGTGATTAAAGGGATGCCACGTCAGATGGAGGTATGATGACACAATATGAAATGAATAATGCATATTTTGAATGGATGTATTATTTGGTATCTGACGATAAGCAGTCCTATCGAAAACTCTTATTTTTGCTTCATGACATTGATTTCACATATATGCTCAATATGGATGGAAATCGTTACGATGATGGAGTGGATTTAAGATATCGCTTCGCAGACGAGCAGGGATATTCTGACCGGATGACTGCGAAATATTTAGACAATCGTCCGTGTAGTGTTTTAGAGATGCTGATTGCTCTTTCAATTAGACTGGAAGAGCATATTATGGCTGATCCAGATATAGGAAATCGAACCGGAACATGGTTCTGGACGATGCTTTCAAATCTGGAATTGGACGATATGGATGATGGTAATTTTGATCATGATAGAGCAGAAATGGTTATTCAGAGATTTTTAAATCGAGATTATTCGAGAGATGGAACTGGAGGATTATTCCGAATCGAAAACTGTAAATACGATTTACGGGATGTGGACATTTGGTATCAGGCGAACTGGTATCTGAACAGTATAAAGTAAAGGAGACGCTGATGGACGATATTATGAAATATATTTTTGACAGCCTTAGAAAGACAGATACACGATTATATACTATGAATCGTATGCTTAACAGACAGCATGGATTTAACAGAAAAGTTATGACTTTCATGATTTTCTCAACAGCTAACATGATTACTGCTGGGATCGACAGGCGTGATCAGGCTATGAGAATTCGAAATCTTGAGAAAGAGATCGAAGAGATGAAACATCCGAAGGGAGACGAAAAAGGATGCGATGATTGATTTTATGGTAATTTCAACACGATCTAATAAACGTGGAACGATCGAAATTTATCCGAAGTTCATAATTAAAAAAAGCTCCGATCTGATGATCCGTGGCGGTGATTTTTATGCTATATGGATTGAAGAACGCAGTTTGTGGTCTACTGATGAGCAGGATGCATTACAGCTCATAGACCGTGAACTGGATAAATATGCCGATGAAAATCGTCAACGTTTTAATTCCGATATTAAGATTCTGCATATGTGGGATGCTGAGTCTGGAATGATAGATTCGTGGCACAAATATTGTCAGAAACAGATGAGAGACAACTTTCACACACTGGATGACAAACTTATATTTTCCAATACTGAAACAAATAAAAAAGACTACGCCAGCAAAAAGTTGAATTATCCGCTTGAAGCTGGCGATTTGTCTGCTTATGAGAAACTGATGTCCACTTTATATTCCGAAGAGGAACGTATGAAAATAGAGTGGGCTATTGGTTCTATCGTATCTGGAGAATCTAAGAAGTTGCAGAAATTTATGGTTCTTTATGGAGCTGCTGGAACTGGTAAATCAACAATTCTCAATATTATCCAGCAGTTGTTTGAGGGATATTATTCTGTTTTTGACGCAAAAGCACTTGGCTCTTCAAGTAATTCATTCGCATTGGAAGCCTTTAAAACCAATCCTTTGGTCGCAATTCAGCACGATGGCGATTTATCAAGAATCGAAGATAATACCAGATTAAACAGTTTGGTATCTCATGAATTAATGACGGTGAATGAGAAATTCAAATCTACATATTCCAATAGGTTTAACTGCTTCTTATTCATGGGTACCAATAAACCCGTAAAAATTACAGATGCAAAATCAGGACTTATCCGAAGGTTGATTGATGTTTCGCCCTCTGGAAATAAACTGAATCCGAGCGAATACAAAACAATAGTGAAGCAGGTAGACTTTGAACTTGGGGCAATTGCTTACCATTGTAAAGAAGTATATTTGGAAGATCCTGGCAAATACGACGATTATATTCCGATTGCTATGCTTGGGGCATCAAATGATTTCTACAACTTCATTATTGATTCCTATCATGTGTTTAAAAAAGAGAATGGAACCACATTAAAAGCAGCGTGGGAGATGTATAAAACGTATTGCGAGGAAGCTAAGGTTGGCTATCCGGCTTCAAAGAGAGTGTTTAAAGAAGAGCTAAAAAACTATTTTCGTGATTTTCAGGAACGATTTAATCTGAATGATGGTACAAGAGTTCGAAGTTATTACGTTGGTTTTCGAACGGAGAAATTTGAAGAGGAAGCTCCAACTAATGTTCCTCAAAAAGAAGAGGTGTTAAATCCAATGGAATTTCAGGAGTGCTCATTATCCATATTTGATAAAACATGTGGAGAGTACCCGGCTCAATACGCTTCTGACAACGGAACTCCTCTGAAAAAATGGGACAAAGTGCAGTCGAAATTGTCTGATTTAGATCCAACGCAACTTCACTATGTGAAAGTACCTGAAAATCATATTGTAATTGACTTTGATATTCCCGATGAGAGCGGTAATAAATCGTTATCATTGAATGTCAAAGAGGCAAGTAAATGGCCGCCGACATACGCAGAGCTTAGCAAATCTGGACAAGGGGTGCATCTTCATTATATTTACACAGGAGATCCAGCGTCGTTGAGCAGAGTGTATGACGACCATATTGAAATTAAGGTGTTCACAGGCAAAAGTTCATTAAGACGTAAATTGTCTAAATGTAATGATTTGCCTATCGCAAAAATCAGCTCCGGTTTACCGCTGAAAGGAGATAACAAAATGGTAAATTTTGAAGCGATAAAGAGCGAGAAAGGGCTTAGAACACTGATAAAGCGTAATCTTAATAAAGAGATTCACCCAGGAACTAAGCCAAGTATCGACTTTATATACAAGATATTGGAAGATGCATATAAAACTGACTTGAAATATGATGTGACAGATATGCGTAATTCCATATTAGCCTTTGCTGCGAAAAGTACACATCAGGCAGATTACTGTATTAAACTTGTGAATAAAATGAAGTTTAAATCAGATGATCCATCAGTTGCAGTAAAGAGTGAGAACTCAGATCTGGTGTTCTACGATATTGAGGTTTTTCCTAACCTGTTTCTTGTGAACTGGAAAATAGCAGGTGTCGGGAAACCTGTAATAAGGATGATAAATCCGTCACCAAGCGAAGTAGAAGAACTGATGCGATTTCGGCTGGTAGGCTTCAACTGTCGTAGATATGATAACCATATTTTGTACGCCAGACTTATGGGATATACAAACGAACAGCTTTACAATCTGTCGCAAAAGATTATCAATGGCAGTCCTAATTGTTTCTTTGGTGAGGCATACAATGTGTCTTATACGGATGTGTATGATTTTGCATCTGCTGGGAATAAAAAGAGCTTAAAAAAGCTGGAAATCGAAATGGGAAATCTTTCTAGGAAGACACTTCAGAAGAAAGGATTTTCAGAATCAGAAATTCAGATTATTAAAACCGGAACTCATCATCAGGAACTGGGATTACCATGGGATCAGCCTGTACCAGAAGAACTGTGGGTAAAAGTCGCAGAGTATTGCGACAATGATGTTATCGCAACTGAAGCCGCATTTGTATATTTGAAAGCGGACTGGACTGCACGACAGATTCTGGCTGAGTTGGCAGAAATGACAGTGAATGATACAACCAACAGTCTTACAACCAGAATTATATTTGGAAAGAATCGCAATCCGCAGAATGAATTCCACTATAGGGATTTATCAAAACCGGTTGACAGTATCGATCAGGAAAGTCTTGATTTTCTGAAAGAAGCCTGCCCCAAGATGATGGAGGAGCCCCATTATGGATGGCAGAATAGCGGAAAAGACGAGGTTCTGTTTGATACCAGTAGTATTCTTCCATATTTCCCAGGTTATGAATTTGACCATGGAAAATCAACATATCGAGGAGAGGTAGTAGGAGAAGGTGGATTCGCACAGGGTGTCCCAGGAATGTATGTAAACGTTGCACTTTTGGATGTTTCATCAATGCATCCACACAGTGCTATTGCAGAAGTACTGTTCGGACCTAAGTTTACCAGAGCATTCCGGGAAATTGTAGAAGGACGAGTAAGCATTAAGCATGAGGCATGGGATACTGTAAATACCATGCTGAACGGAAAACTTACTCCATATATTCAGAGAGTTATTGATGGCGATATGACATCTAAAGATTTGGCAAATGCTTTGAAGACGGCTATCAACTCTGTATATGGTCTTACATCGGCATCCTTTATGAATCCGTTCAGAGATCCGAGAAATGTTGATAATATTGTAGCTAAACGTGGAGCATTGTTCATGATCGACCTTAAAAACGAAGTTCTGAACAGGGGATTCCAGGTTGCTCATATTAAAACCGATTCGATTAAGATTCCGGATGCAACTCCTGAAATTATTCAGTTTGTTATGGATTTCGGAGAGAGATACGGTTATACATTTGAACATGAGGCTACATATGATCGAATGACACTTGTGAACGATGCAGTTTATATCGCCAAGTATAAGAATGCCGAGGATTGTCAGGAGTTATATGGATATGTCCCAGGTGATAATAAAAAGAAGGGTGGAAGTTGGACTGCTACAGGCACTCAGTTCCAGATCCCATATGTATTTAAGAAGCTGTTCAGCAGAGAGAGTATCACATTTGAAGATATGTGTGAGACCAAATCTGTGAGCAGCTCTTTATATTTGGATCTGAATGAGGGGTTACCAGATGTATCGAAGTCCGAAAAAGAATTCAGCAAGGCAGAAAGTGATTACAAAAAGGGACTTATTTCCGATACTACATTTGAATCTATTTGCCAGAAATTGAATCCGGAGATCGCAGAAGGACATAATTACCGTTTCGTAGGAAAAGTTGGTCAGTTTTGTCCAATGAAAGGCGGATATGGAGCAGGGCTTCTGATGCGTGAAAAAGATGGAAAGTATTATGCTGCAACCGGATCAAAAGGATATCGCTGGATGGAATCGGAAATGGTTAAAGAGCTTGGCAAGGAAGATGGGATTGACCGTTCTTATTATGACAAACTTGTTGACGAAGCAGTAAAAACTATTTCACAGTATGGAGACTTTGAGTGGTTTGTTTCTGACGATTCCTATATTGAAGAACTCGGGGCAAACGATGCTGATGTGGATTGTATTGGCGATGCAATGAATAAACCAGAAAATTAAATAGGAGATATTAAAGGATGAGAAACAATTATGTAATTATTGAAGGAACGAAGTTTATTTTCAAAACCAACTTCTCAGGTGATCCGGATAGAGATACTTACGGAAGCACTCAGAGAAAAGGGAATATTATTATTCCTGATATTGAACAGGCACGTTGTCTTATTGATGAGGGCTTCAATGTTAAACCCACAAAACCAAGACCGGGTGAAGAAGAGGGATTCGTGCCGAGCTATTATGTTGCAATTAAGGTTAATTATGACACCGAGTGGCCGCCGAAAATCTTCTTAATGACCGATTCGGCAAAGGGCGTTCTTCTGGACTCAGAATCCGTAAATTCTATCGACTATATGTGGGTGGAAAATGTGAATGTTGTTCTTAACAAATACGAAGGTAAGAATGGAAAATCCCTGTGGGTAAAAAGCATGGAAGTGTACCAGAAGCAGGACGATGATCCAATTAGTATGAGACATTCCAGAGTAAATCGAGAGTCACCGGATGACGACGAGGAACTTCCGTTCTATTAATACCCCATATATTTAAGAGTGTCGGTCAATCTGGCACTCTTTTCTTTTGAAAGGAGAAACTATGTTTTGGAAACGAAGAAAGAAAAAGATATCTAAGCCAAAGAAAATTTCAACTCCGAAACAGTCTGTAACAAAAGCATCGTTACCTAAATGGGAGCCAAGCTATAAACCAGTTCCACAAAAGCAGGTAGAAGAGAAAAAAACTGAAAAAGCAGATCCCCAAATTGACTGGGAAAGAAAATTCCTGAAATCATTCCAAAAACTTACATATCGACATAATGCCTGGGATATTTGGAGAGATTATATTGTTCTTCATGCGTGTGCGATTTCAAATGTGTTTGACAAAGTGAATTATGACAACAGAGAAAAACGATATTTGGACATCATACATCGTTATAACAAAGAAGAACGAGATATATTTCCTGCTTTGGCGGCAGATACGCTTATGGCACTAAATGAAAACCCAGAGCAGGATTTCCTTGGAAAGATATTTATGGAACTGGGATTGGGTAATCATTCAAATGGTCAGTTTTTTACGCCATACCATGTATGCGAGCTTATGGCGGAGGTTGCTATGGGCGATGTTATTGGAAAAATAGAAGAAAAAGGATATATCTCTGTCAGCGACCCATGTTGTGGGGCAGGAGCTACATTAATTGCCAGTGCTCATGCTATGAGAAAAAACTTTGCGAAGTATAACCAACAGTTGAACTACCAAAATCATATTTTACTGGCTGGTCAGGATGTAGACGAAACTGTGGCATTGATGTGTTATATTCAGCTTTCACTTTTAGGACTGGCGGGCTTTATAAAAGTTGGAAATTCTTTGACAAATCCAATGTCGCCAGATGATTCAAAAGAACAGTATTGGTATACACCTGGATATTTTACGAACACATGGCGCGCACGTCTGATGTGTGAAACTGTCGATGAACTGCATGAAGAAGGTAACGAGTAATGGCTGGAGTTGAGCTGCGAGATTATCAGCTAAAAGCTGTGGAACAGATGAATAATGGATGCATTCTCTGTGGAGGTGTAGGCAGTGGAAAATCCAGGACCTCATTGGCATATTATTATATCCGAAATGGCGGAGTACTTGGCACAAATGAATATATTCCGATGGACGATCCACCGAGAGATCTTTATATAATCACAACTGCCAGAAAAAGGGATACTTTTGAATGGGAAGAGGAATTGATTCCGTTCCTTATGTCTACACACGAAGGGAATAATTTATATTCTAATAAGGTAGTTGTTGATTCATGGAATAATATCAAAAAGTACGTAGAGGTAAAGAATGCATTCTTTATATTCGACGAACAGCGAGTGATAGGATCTGGAACCTGGGTAAAAGTATTCTTGAAAATCACTAAGGGTAATGAGTGGATTCTTCTGTCGGCAACACCGGGTGACACCTGGCAGGATTATATTCCAGTGTTTATTGCTAATGGATTTTATAAGAATCGAAGCGAGTTTACACGAGAACACATTGTTTATAGTCGATTCAGTAAATTTCCAAAAGTTGACCGATATTTGAATACTGGGCGGTTGATCCGGTTACGAAATAAAATTCTCGTGAATATGGACTTCAAACGACAGACAGTTTCTCATCACGAAGATATTTATGTCAAATATGATACCGCCAAGTACAAAATGGCTGGTAAAAACCGATGGGACCCATTCAAAAAAGAGCCAATTATCAACGCTGCTGGCTTGTGTTATGTGTGGAGAAAGATTGTAAATCTTGATATTTCCAGGCAAATCGCATTGTTGGAGATTCTGGAAAAACATCCAAAAGCAATTATATTTTACAACTTTGACTACGAGTTAGAGTTATTGAAACAGATTTTATCCAGATATGAAGTCGCTGAATGGAATGGACACAAACATCAGCCGATACCAACCAGCGATGCATGGGCTTATTTAGTGCAGTACAATGCCGGAGCTGAAGGATGGAACTGCATTACAACAGATACGATTATATTCTTTTCTCAGAATTATTCTTACAAAATAATGGCACAGTCAGCCGGTCGGATTGACAGAATGAATACTCCATTTACGGACTTATATTATTATCATTTGAAATCAAGATCCGGCATAGATCTGGCTATCAGTAAGGCTCTGAAAGAGAAGAAAACATTCAATGAAACGAGGTATGTGAAATGGTAAAAATCACACCAAAAGTAAGAAAATATTTTGTGGATTTGTTAGGTAAAGATGAGGCAGAGAAGTTAATTCATGCTGCCAAACATAATTTACCAATTTTTATAACAGGCCCACAAATAACTACCGGAAAAACAACATTGGTAGATGTATTGCGAGCCATAGGATGTACCCAGGTATGGGACAATTGGTATGTCACAACCATTCAAGTTCATGAACCCTTGAACCATCTCCGAGAGAAAGCTGATATATTTGGAGAGCTCGGGATTGAGATGAAACATTGAAATAATATTGTGCATCACGCTTTTTAGTTTGGAATCCGCATTCGGACATTGCTTTGATTATGGTTGCTTCATCAATGTAAAAACCTCGATCATATAAACGTTCAAATATACCATGAATAGTATATGCGGAATATCTATAATCGATATTTTTAGAAGGAAGAAAATTGTGTAGTGTCCAATATAGAATGATGTTGTATTGTTCGGATGTAATTTCCATAGTGATAAACCCTCCTGCTTTTTAAAGAGAGTTTACCATAGAGAACAGAAATTTTAAAGAGGTATTAAATGGAAGATATTTACAGAGAGGTCGATTTTGAAAAATATTGTAAGACCTGTAAGTACGAAAAAAGGGATGAAAAATGTGATCCCTGTAATGACTGCTTAGCAGAAGGAACAAATGCAAATTCAGAAAAACCAGTTTACTGGAAGGAGGCAAAGAAATAATGGTTGAAAGTGTTATTGTTAGTGTAAGTTTTCCTGAGAATGGTGACGAAGATTCCGGAATATTACTTGTCGGAAAGAAGAAAACAGGACGTGACGCTGATATTATCAATGTATTCAAAGGAAAAGAAGCCAGAGAGCTTTATGATAAGCTGACCAAAAGAAAGGTGGCACCGGAAGTATGAGTTTTCAGTACGATCAGTATCTGACACAGCATCGAGCAAATGTGAAAAGAGGTTATGACTGGCTGTGCGATAATCTTCCGGAGATAATTAAGGATACGGTACATGCTGGTTATTATACGGTATATGCGCATGATAAGTCTAAGGACGAACCGGATGAATACAATGCTTATGATGCATATTTCTATGGAAATAATCGGTCTTATAAAGTTGTACAAGATTATCAAAGAGCATGGCTGTTACATATTCACAGGAATCCGCATCATTGGCAGCATTGGGTTTTGATTAATGACGATCCGAAAGAGGGAGAAATTATATTAGAAATGCCATACGATTATATTGTGGAAATGATTTGCGACTGGTGGGCATTTAGCTGGGCTCAGGAAAAACTGGATGCGATATTTGACTGGTATCGGGAACATTCAAAGTATATGAAGCTGGCTCCGGATACAAAGAATACTGTAGAAGATATTCTTGATAAGATTAAATCTAGGCTGGATGAAAACACAAAGGAATTTCAGCATAGCGGTGTCAAGGGAATGAAGTGGGGCGTTAGAAATGGTCCGCCATATCCTATTGAGAATAATGGAAAGGTTGCAAAAGTCCGCGGACATGATAATATTGTAGAAGAAGCAATCCGTTCCGGTGAGGTGTCTAAAACAGTCAATAAAGACAAACAAAAACGCCATACAAAATCAGATCATTTGCCAGGAAGAAGCTATCTTGATGGCGATGTTGAATATGCTCAGAAGCTGGTTGATAAGTATGGTGGTAAAGGCGAATCGAGATTAGACCACAACGGAAACTGGAATCATCGAGAACGTATTACTGCCGATCACGATATTGGTACATATGTCGATGAAACCGGAAATGAAGTTGTATCGAATACAGCGATGATTGTATACTCTAAAACAGGAACACACGTTTATCCGGCAAGAAGAAGGGAGAAAGATAATGCTTACTCAAAGTCTTGAAGGAAAAAGGGTTAAAATAATTTGTACAGACGGGGAAAAGTTTGAAGGGCTTGTTTCTGATTACATATTTCCAGAAGACAACGAACCAGAAGGAATCGCGGCAATCGATATTGAGGATTGTCCGCAGAAACCTGGATTATGTATTGGCTTCAATGAAGATGAAATCAAATCTATCGAAATATTGGAGTAGGTGATTTTTCATGAGAGATTTTAACATCAAGGAGTATCTTGGTAATTTAACCAGTCATGTTACGTTTGAGTATAATGGTTATTCTTGCGGTGTTGATCCGATAGCAATTGACTGGTTTGATATGTGGTATGGCGATGAAAACATTACTGTTGATTCAATCGAAGCAGTTATGACAACAAAATTCTTTAATGGAAAAGCATTGGAAGATATTTTGGATGATGTAACAGATCTGGAGTATTGATTTGTAAAAAAAAAAAAACAACTTTGATGGTAAGAGTTATACTCTTTTCCATATATTTAGGTAAAGCTACTGCGTCGAAATAGTTTAAGCATTCGCTACAATGCAAGTACAAACACAAAGTCCAAGAGCGATAATACCAATGGCTGCAACTGTTGGCGTTATGTAAGTTGGTGGGTAATTATATTGAGTTGGTAAAGTGTTATTATTCATCAGCAGACCTCCTATGAAAAACGATGCGGTGGCTTTATTAACACTTACTACGGCAATGATATATTGTCAACTCATTTTACTTTGATGGTAAGAGGGATTGAATTGGGTATAAAAATAAGGGAAGAGCCGCTAACTCCTCCCTTACGATATTTATGAGACAACTTTAAATCTGTCTCGTTTGGCTTGCTTGGCGAGTTCGGCATTAACGTCGGCTGATACATTCTTAATGAACGCTTTGACATACGCTTCGCCTACTTCGTCGTGATAATCTAACAAGCCATTCTTAACGGTAAAAATGTGATGAAGCAATGCAGCAGTACCGCTTACAAGTTTACCGTCTTTGTTTATGTATGGATGATATAAATCTTTATCCATGACAGTCCCTCCTTCCATATATTGTAGTGAAGGACAGTATATAGCCTTGAAAAGAAAATGTCAACACAAATAAAGTATAACAACCCATGAGTCCATTGGAGGCTTGTGGGTCTATTTAATTGGAGGAAAATTGAAATGAAAAAATCAAACTGGAAATTAGTTCTTATTATTGTTGCAGGGATTCTCGCAGTTATTATGTTAGGTGTATTCGGAGTGCAGAGTTCACAGAACAAAGCTTTTTCGCTGGAGGAACAGGTAAACACAGCTGATTCAGACATTAAGGTTCAGGAGAAAAGACGTGTAGATCTGGTTTATAACCTTGCGGATTGCGTAAAGCAGTATGACAAACACGAGGCTGACACACTTACTGCGATTGTAGAAGGGCGAGGTTCTACCGGAGATATTGAAAATGTTACTACTGCGATTACTGCTGTAAGCGAGGCTTATCCGGAATTAAAATCCAATGAAAATTATAAGGAACTGATGAATGAGCTTTCTATTACAGAAAATTTGATTGCGGAATATCGCAGTAACTACAATAAACAGATAAAGATATACAGACGTTATGTAAGAAAATTCCCTACACGAATCTTTTTAAATATTCTTGGATATGAGGTCCAGAAGTATACATATTTAGATTATGAGGCACCAGTTGACGCTCCACAGAATCTGTTCGAGGAATAAGCTTATGAAAAAATGGAACGGATTTGATTTCGGAGACTTTGAAATCACAAAAAGAGAAATCTTAGCAAGTATATCTATTATCGCACTCTTGTTGCTTATTGGTTTTATAATTTCTGGTAAAATCTCAGATTATCAGATGGATAAAAACGAAAAGTATAACAAAGCGGTAAAGATTAAAGAACGAGATCTATTTGAATATGGTATGCGGACTGATATTGGCAACGCATTTGTATATGGGAATTTGGAAGCAGTTGATGCTGTTACATATCCTGAAATTAGCGGGAAGTATATGTATATTGAGAAAATCGAAGAGCACTACACGAAACACACTCGTAAGGTGGCTCATACAAAAACTGTAAATGGTAAATCGCATACATATTATACGACAGAAACCTATTGGAGCTGGGATCGTGTTGGAAGTGAAGATAAAACTTGTAAAGAAATTTCTTTTCTTAACCATATATTTCCAACTAAGAAGATCAAATTACCGGATGATGTTTATATTGATACTTTAAAAGAATCCTCACGGGTTCGCTTCAAATATTACGGAGTGAGTCTGAAACACACTGGCACAATATTTACAGAATTAAAAAACAAAACAATAACAAACAATTCGCCATTCTATAAAAATATGACGATTGATGAAACCGTAGATCGCTTAGAATCCGATTTTTCATTATGGTTATTCTGGATTTTCTGGATAATTTTAATCGGAGCATGCGTATACGGTTTTTATTATCTCGATAACGAATGGCTCGAATAAAAAGAAAAGGAGATTATAAAAATGAGTGAAGAAATCAAGAGAGAGAAATCAGCAATGGAGTTATGGGCAGAAAACGAGGTAGCAATTGCCTGCCAGCGTGAGAATCCAAATCGCAAAGAGGGCGAGTTTGATTACGGTTGTGCTTGCTACGAAAGTGCATTGAAAGCGTTTAATAGTCTTTGTGCAGATGATCATTCTGGAGCAAGTATTATGCTTACCAAAGCAATCCTGAATCGTTTGATTGACGGAAAACCTCTTATGCCGATCGAAGATACTGACGATATGTGGAACGAGGTTCATGGTAGAGATGACGGAGCTAAACACTATCAGTGTAAACGAATGAGTTCTCTGTTCAAGACTGTTAAACCGGACGGAACCATCGAATACGGTGATGTTGATCGATTCCATGGTATCAATATTTCGAATCCAAATTATGCTTATCACAGCGGCTTAATTGATACCGTTATGAAAAAACTCTTTCCTATTAAAATGCCTTATATTCCGTTTGACAAAGCATACAAGGTTTACACAGAAGATTTCCTGGTAGATCCGAAGAATGGAGATTATGATACAGTTGGCATTTTGTTTGTGACTACTCCACAGGAAGAGAAAATTGAAATCAAACGATTTTTCAAAGAAGCACCGGTAGGATTTGATGAGATTGATGAGAAAGAGTACCTAGAAAGAAAAGAAGCGGCTAAGGCACGACTGAAGAAAGCAGGTAACGATAATGCTTAATTTTATTATTGGCTTTGTTGTTGGAGAAGCCGTGGGGATATTCTGCTTATGTCTTGTGCAGGGGAGAAGAGGAGGACATAGATGAATCGCTACAGATTTATGCAAGGTTTAAAAAGCAAAGAGGAGCTTTCTGAAAAAGAACGTCGCCGGATATTAAGACAAAGTGTTGCTAAAGATCCCTGGAAATTAAAATGCACTATTGTTATGGAAGAGCTTGCAGAATTACAGCAGCAGATAAGTAAGCAGGTTCGTGGATATGGTGATCATATTGGACTCTTGGAAGAGATGGCAGATGCTTATATTTGTCTGAATTTCCTTGAGTCCATTTTTGATATTAAGCCAGAAGAACTGCAAAAAGCCATTGACGTGAAATTGCAGAGAGAAAGGAGAAGAATGAAATGATGAATAATATTGAGATCGCTGGAACCATTTCTTTTGGAGGAAAGCTTCTTAATGTGTATGGAGATCTTGATGCTCCATTATTCAAAGCGAAAGATATCGGTCACGTTATCGGATATAGCTCCGGTAACGAATGGAAGATGCTGGAGATGTGCGAAGAAGATGAAAAGCTGAAACTACCATTAGTAGTAGCAGGCCAGAGACGATCCGTTAATTTTGTTACTGAGAATGGTCTTTACAATATTCTTTCTCAGAGTCGCATGGAAATTGCAAGAGCTTGGAGGCGTGTGATCCACAATGAACTTATTAGCATTAGACGAGCTAAGGGCAGAGATGTTGTTGAGCAGTTTGAAGAGTGGGATCACGCTCTGGATAATATCTACTTCGATGAAGAGACCGGAAGACTTATGCAGTCAGTGACTGTACAGGGTGGCGACGTTGAGCAGATTCCTTATGAGGAGTAAACATATTTGATAATGCGGTTTAGGTCACAGTGACGACTTCCAGGTACGAAAAACTACCTAAGCGGAATAAATGTAACACGAGAGTTAGCACCCCGGACGACGCGGCATAGTCCACCGCCCGCATTATTCTGAAAGGAGAAATATGGTTGTACGAGCATTTGAAGTTAGAGCAAGAAAAAGAACTTTAGTATGCAAATTAGCGAATGACCTGGATAAAGAATTGAAATATCTTCAGGAAAATGGCTGGGAAATTATGTCGGTAACGGCAACACCAGTTAAGGAATATGATTATCCGAACAATTTTGATTCGACGTTGTTTACAATTATTGCTTCTAAGAATGAGCACAGATAAAGCTTTGGAGGAAAAACGGTGAAAGAAAGTATTATTAATGTATTGGCTCTTTTTGGAGCTATAACCGTGCTCATAAGTATAGGTTTTTTAATATTTATGACGGTTGCGACTTGGAAAGAACATGCTAAAGAGGAAAAACGTAGAAGAAAAAGAGCATATGAAATTGCACATCGATTTGAAAGGAAGCCTCTTGCGAGATGTCATTGCGTCGACTGTCGATATTGTCAAGGAGTCAGATTTGAAAATGATAATTTTAAGAGAAAAATTGTTAAGTGCGATTTGTGGGGACAGCATATGGTCACTTATGACGACAGCTTTTGTTACCGAGCTGATCCTAGAAAGTGAAGGGGATGTGCACAATGAATAGAATTTTGGAAGAATGCCGTAAACCGGGACCGATAAGCAAGGAGTTGGTATATGGTTGTGAAACAGATAAGACGAATATTCTTTATGAATTAGCAGAGAAAATAGCAGCTGATAATGGATTGCCACTTACTACAGACGTATTAATTGCTATTCTTAAAGGCTACGAACGTGGACATCTTGATTGTGCGAAATTTATTCATAAAGCGATCAATGAAAAATTCGGACTGAGGTGAGTGAGTATGAAATTGAAAAATTTAGAAAGATTGATGTCGGATCAAGAAGCCGCCGATATGTTGAAACTGATGATCCGTTTTACTCCTATACCAAGAGGTGACTGAAAAAGTAAAACGAGGTTTATAACATTATTGGCGTTACATAAGGCGGTTAGAGCTTTGGAGGAGCGTGGAAAATGATTTTATATGTAGTTCATGGAAATACCTATTATAACGATTATGATTATGGTCATATCGAAAAAATCTTTGGTGTTTATACTGAAAAAGATGCTGCTGAGGCGGCTAAAGATTTAGTAACACAGGAGTTATATGATAAAAACGTAAATGATAAATGGACTCGGGTTGAGAATTTATCAGATGTCGATGTGGACATTCTGGAGATTGAAGCTGACAAACTCGTAGAAATTGAGCTGGGAGGGTATTGTGAATGAGCATTAAATTAGAAAATGTAGTTCTGGCGAGTCCAGAGCAGATGGAGTTTATTATTAAAGGTATGCGAAATCCGATGAACTCATGGGAGAAGAGTGATAGTGGCAGAGGCTGTGATGACCATTTATGCGGAAGCCATTGTGCGTTTAGTTCTCAGTGGTGTGGTAACACTCCGAAATATGTAGTAGGCGAAAACGACCACTCCCTCATGCAGCGACTCTCCAATGCAGGTACAGAGCATCGAAAGTATATGAGAATGATGCCGGTGTATGTGCGAATCACAGCGCCTTTATATTGGTGGAAAGAATTTGACACATACAAGGTTGGTACGGTTGCAAACTCTTGCAGTACGATGCACAAGATTGCGGAGAAAGAATTCAAATGGAATGATTTCTCCATAGAACATTTAAAACATGCAAGAGACTGTGGATTAGGTGACGTTGGACCAACGCTTGTGTTTGACTCTATCATTCGTGGACTTAACTTTTGGAGAAAACGATATTTAAAAACCAAATCAAAAGACGACTGGTGGCAGATGATTCAACTTCTTCCGAGCAGTTACAACCAGACTCGTAATGTCATGCTGAACTATGAGATTCTGGCGAATATTTACAGACAGCGGAAGGGACATAAGTTGGACGAGTGGCGAGAAGTTTGTAAGTGGATTGAGAGTCTTCCATATAGCGAGCTGATTACTGGGGCAGAAGAAACGAAAATTTATGCTGATAATGAGGAGATTACAAATGAGCAGAAATAAGAAACCGTCTAGTGTTGAAAGACGGAACAGGAAACAGTTAAACAATCAGTCACGACAGACCGAATATGCACAGATGGAACATGGTTTAAGAGATAGTCAAGCTGAAAAACATTTCCGTCATCAGGCATATGGAAAATTTGCGTAGGAGGATATAACGATGAATTTATCATTTATACAGATGCTTATCAGTTTCTTAATCGTATATTTATGTGTTTATGCTCTGGTAGACAGAATTATGCGTTGTATCGAACATTGTGCTACAGAAAGAACTAAACGCTGTGAGATGCTTGCATCTTTATCTGAAATTGAACTTGTTGAGGAGAAATTGGGTGATGAACAGGAAGTTGATAAAAAATAAAATATTTGCTGTTATTTTGGTACTTTTAGGAGCGTTCACAATGCTGATCAATGATTGGGACGGAACGTTCTTTTTATTTACTCTGATATTTGGAGTGTATCTGTTCTTTTCGAAAAAGAACTGGATTATGTTGTAAGGGAGATTACTTATGGGACGAGCTGAAATGAGACGTGCCAGAAAAGACGAGAAGAAGTATAAGACAGTTACATATACTCTCACTCAGGAACAACTGGATAAAATAGTTCGTGACAAGATTGGTGATGAACTTAAACGAGTGAAAAAAGAGGCAACAGAGGATGCTGTAAATACTGCAATGATCCTGTTACTCACACTTCCACTTGAGGTCCTGATGGATTATTACTGGCCTAAATCTTATGCGAAACGTATTCCGAAGTTCACAGATCGAGTTATAGAGTATTATGAGAGATGGCAGAATGGTGAACTTGACATGGACAAATTGAAAGAGGATCTCTGGAATCATGGTGGAGTAAAACTGGTAGAAGGAGAGGCTGATGGATAAAGACGACCTGAGAAAGAACAGTGAGGGATATTCTGATCCAACTGTTTACAATGCTTTTAAAAATATGGAGAAAGAAGGTGACGAAAGATTCCATAAACTCTTGGATACAATTTTCACGATTTGTGAGCTGTCGGGGTTCCATATTGAGGAGAGAATTGTAATAAAAGATAAGAAAACTGGGAAGATCTGGAGGTAAAATTAGGACGAATATTTTTAATCTAGGTTAGAAATCTTTGTAGTAACAGGTCTATTTTCTGGCCACTTTTGGATTTTGGAATTGACCAAAGACCATTTATTTTTGACCAGCGATGAAAAAATGGGATGAAATTGGAGCAGAAAATCGGAATTTTGGTCAGATTTCTGGTCATTTGCCCGGTTTCTGCCCACTTTTAAAACACCACTTTGACCAGCAAAAACCCAGTGTTTATGCGGGTTTGCGGACTTTTTGGTCAATTTCCCACTTTTTTCTTCAAACTATTATGATAAAAAGTTTAAATATATATAAATATGTCCAATAAAAGTGGGCTTTTGACCAAACTAATTTATGGAGGTATTTTGATGAGTACGAAACAGAAAACAACATGGGCTGATATTTTTAATAACTTCAAGGCAGTGTACCCAAATTTATCAAAGGGTGCCGTTGATTACAAAGCATATGCACCTATGACCATCATGGTACGTTTTTCAGATGGAAGTCTGATGAAATACGATGATAGTAAGAAAATGGCAAAGACTGTCTATAATCTGAAACAGTAAAAAGAAAGTAATTATTTTAAGCAGGGATGTGTAATGCATCTCTGTATTTTTTTGCGCGAAAAAAACATTCCCTTTTATGAAGAGAAGAGGTAAAATAAGCATTTTTATATTACTCATCCTCTTTTGATTTTATGAATATTGAAGGAGTGTTGCTTATGTTAGAGAACAAGTTCCAGGCGAACCTGATAAAAGAATTGAAGAAGAGATTTCCAGGTTGTATTGTGATGAAAAACGATCCGACCTATATTCAGGGAATTCCAGATTTGCTTGTTCTTCATAATGATAAGTGGGCTGCCTTGGAATGTAAAAAAAGTGCAGGCGCAAAAAAACAGCCAAATCAAGAATATTATGTGGATCGTATGGATCAGATGTCATTTTCAAGATTCATATATCCAGAGAATAAGGAGGATGTACTGAATGAACTTCAACGATCATTCGAACCTTAAAGGATGTCACGCTATTTTTGGTGCCAGCAAATATCATTGGATTAATTATAGCGTCGAAAAAATGAAGCAGATCAAGAATACGCAGTTTCGAACAGCGTTGGGAACAGAGCTTCATGATTTTGCTGCTACACAGATTATGTTAGGACATAAACAGAGCAGTACAAAAAATATAAAAACCAATTTCGAAACGTTTTTGTTCATGAAATATTATGACGATAGATTTGCTGATATTAGTGAGAAAGGTAAACGTCTGTTGATTAATATTCGTTTCTTGCCAAAAGATGTTTTCGAAACAGTGAAACTTTATATTAACGATGCCATCGGATATCAGATGTCCCCGGAAACAACGTTGGTTTGTTCTGAAGATTTCTACGGAACAGCTGATGCGTTGAGTTTTAGAAATAATAAATTACGGATACATGATTTGAAAACTGGCGATGTTCCTGCTCACATGGAACAGTTGTTGATCTATGCTGCATATTTTTGCATTGAGTATAATGTGAAGCCAGGAACTATCGAGATTGAACTTCGGATTTATCAGCATAATGAAATCTTATACCATAATCCTACTGCTGAAGATATTGCACCGATTATGGACAAGATCATTACTTTTAATAAGTTCAATCAGGAGGGATAAACCATGAAACCGATAGTGGAAGATATTTTGATGCATTATGGAGTTGCAAGGCGTTCTGGGCGTTATCCTTGGGGTTCTGGTGAAAACCCTTATCAGCATAGCGGTGATTTCCTGAGCAGAGTTTCTGAATTAAAAAAATCTGGATTGAGTGAAACTGAAATAGCCAGACAAATGGGATTCGTCGATCCCAAAACAGGTAAAACCCAAACAACACAACTTCGTACTCAGATCAGCCTTGCCAAAGATGAACGTCGTTCTCTTCAGGTAGCTACTGCGAAAGGTCTTAGAGAAAAGGGATACAGCCTGAACGAAATCGCTGCCAAAATGGGATTTTCCAATGATTCTTCTGTGAGAACGCTTTTGAATGAATCGTCTGAGAGAAGGATGAATCAGGCTAAAGCAACTGCGGATATCATTCGAAAAGAAATCAAAGAAAAAGGAATGATTGATGTCGGAACCGGAGTTGAACGAGAACTTGGTATTTCGAAAGAAAAACTTAATCAGGCATTGTATATTTTGGAAAGGGAAGGTTACCCGGTTTATGGTGGCGGTGTTCCACAGGTTACGAATCCTGGAAAACAGACCAATATCAAAGTGATTTGCCCGCTTGGAACTGAACACAAGGATATTTATGATTTTGAGAATGTTCATTCATTGAGAGATTATATTTCTTACGATAATGGTGAATCGTTCAGAAAATCATTTGAATATCCAACTTCTTTAAGCTCCAAACGTTTGAAAATTCGCTATGCCGAAAATGGCGGTGTAGATAAAGATGGTGTTATCGAACTTCGTAGAGGTGTACAGGATATTTCACTTGGAGATTCTCATTACGCTCAGGTTCGAATAATGGTAGACGGAACACACTATCTTAAAGGAATGGCTGTATATTCAGATAATATGCCAGACGGTGTGGATGTTATATTTAACACTAACAAGCATACTGGAACTCCGACGAAAGAAGTTTTGAAAAAAATAAAGAAAGATCCGAATAATCCATTTGGTTCACTCATTAAAGAACATGGTGGCCAGAGCTATTATGATGACCCGAATGGAAAATATACAGACCCATTAACCGGGAGGAAACAGTCGTTGTCTGTAATTAATAAGCGTGCTGAAGAGGGAGACTGGGGCGAGTGGAGTAAATCATTATCGTCTCAGTTTCTTTCTAAGCAGAGCCTGAGCTTAATCAAAAAACAGCTTGGTCTTGCGAAAGCAGATAAGCAGTCAGAGTTTGATGAGATTTGTGCACTTACCAATCCGACAGTAAAGAAAGCATTGTTAAAATCATTCGCTGATGATTGCGATGCGGCGGCTGTTCATTTGAAAGCTGCGTCGTTACCTCGACAGAGCTATCAGGTGATATTACCTTTACCATCTTTAAAAGATAATGAAGTCTATGCACCGAATTATAAAGATGGTGAAACAGTTGCATTGATTCGATATCCACATGGTGGAACTTCTGAGATTCCAATACTGAAGGTTAATAACAAATCGAAAGAAGGAAAGAGCGTTCTTGGAACCACACCAATGGATGCAATTGGAATTAATAAAACCAATGCTGATCGATTGTCCGGAGCTGATTTTGATGGCGATACGGTAATGGTAATCCCATGCAATTCAACATCAAGCAGAGTTCATATAACATCAACTCCGCAGTTGAAAGGTTTGGTCGGCTTTGATACCAAAGAAGCTTATGGCCCGGATTCAAGTTCACCTGTAAAGGTTGAAAAAGTTGGATCTAAAGAAATTGAATACTACTCCAGAAATGGAAAGGTATACAAAAAGATGGGCAATAAGCAGATTGAAATGGGAAAAGTGTCGAATCTTATTACCGATATGACATTAAAAGGTGCCACAGAAGAAGAACTCACACGAGCTATTCGACACAGTATGGTTGTTATTGATGCTGAGAAACATGCTTTGGATTATAAGCAGAGTGAGATCGACAATGGTATTTCCTCTTTGAAGAAAAAGTATCAGGGAAGTATTGATGCTGAGGGAAAATACCATGAAGGCGCATCAACGTTGATCTCAAGGGCAAAATCAGAGACTCAGGTTCTTAAAAGAAAAGGATCTCCGATCATTAATCCAGACGGTTCAGTATCATATAAGACTGTGAAAGAAGAGTATATAGACAAAGACGGAAAAATTAAGATCAGAACACAGAGCAGTACAAAAATGGCAGAAGCGAAAGATGCTCGTAGTTTGTCTTCCGGTACTCCACAAGAAGAAGCATATGCGGATTATGCAAACACGATGAAATCGCTTGCTAATCAGGCAAGAAGAGAAATGCTCAATACTGGCAAGATTGCTTACTCTGCCTCTGCTAAGAATGCCTATCAGGAGGAAGTGAAGTCATTAATGGCAAAGTTGAATGTGGCATTGTCAAATGCGCCTCGTGAGCGACAGGCCCAGGTGATGGCTAATGCGACTGTAGCCGCCAAGAAAAAAGAGAATCCTGATATGACAAAGGCGGAGATTAAAAAAGCAAACCAGCAGGCTCTATCAGCGGCACGTACCTCCGTAGGGGCTAAACGTACCCCTGTGGAGATTACAGATCGAGAGTGGGAGGCTATTCAGGCTGGTGCCATTAGCGAACATAAGCTTACCCAGATTTTAAACAATGCGAACATGGATACCGTCCGGCAAAGAGCAACACCGCGAGCAACAACTGCTTTGAGCACAGCTAAAGCTAATCGAATTTCAGCAATGCGTGCTTCTGGTTATACAACTTCAGAGATTGCAGATGCTCTTGGTGTTTCCACTTCTACAGTTTCTAAGTATTTAAACGGAAAGGGATGAGATTATTAAAGAATGGAAGATTGTGCATTAACTACTGTTGATAATCCTTTCGATCCTTTTGAACAATTCGACGAATGGTTTATGTTCGATGAGGAAAAAGGTTATCATTCCACTGCGTACTTGGCCAGGATTGCTCGAACATCTGATCAGCTTTCTGATGAAGAGAACAGAATGGAAGTTGAACGGGCAATTGATGAGATTATCAAGTATGATTTCATGGGTATATACAGAAAGGCAAAACGATCTAAAGAAAGTTCCAAGTAAAAAGACCTATGGGTATGACCTTTAAATTAAAACCCAATGAAATTGAAAAACTATTGAGTTTTTAAGTTGAATTTCTAAAGACATATGGTGATTCTATGAGAAAAATGCAATTCAAATCGCTCATAAATCGAAAAAGAGAGACAAAATAACACTATTTAAGACCGGACCGATGAATTAAAAGGATAGAGGGGGGCTGCGAAAAATACACCCCCTCCCCGCATCGCGCCGGTCTTTATTTTTTCCCCGGTGGATATTTTTTGAAAAACAATATGGTACTGGTGCTTAGATAGGCTTATAAGTTCCTTAGTGTATGCTGCCTTTTTATCTCCTTTCAGCAGATGGAATGCATATCAGGGCTTATAAGTCTATTTAAACACCAGTGAAAATATACAGAAACTATTAACAAACAACGAGAAAGGAGGCATCAACTATGGGTAAAGCCAGAAAGAAAGTTATGAATGGTACGTCTGCAATGATGCATCCTGCATTAACACCAGAAGCAAGAGAAAACCAGTTAATCTCACTTGCTGTTGATTTAGCTGAAAAACAGTTAAGAGAAGGAACTGCCTCATCGCAGGTTATTACACATTATTTAAAGTTGGGTTCGACCAAAGAGCGGATCGAAAAAGAAATTCTGGAAAAACAGAAAGACTTTTTGGATGCAAAAACTCAAAACCTTAAATCTATTGAAAGACAGGAACAGATGTATGCAGATGCGCTGAAAGCATTTCGTGGATACAGTGGTCACGGTGACGAAGATGATTAGAAGATATTCGGAATTATCAAAGCTTGAAACATTCGAAGAACGGTTTGAGTATCTACGACTGGATGGAATCGTTGGCGAAGATACATTTGGTTTTGATCGCTACATGAATCAGATGTTTTATAAGTCAAAAGAGTGGCTTTCAATTCGAAGACAAATCATCATTCGGGACAATGGATGCGATTTAGGTGTTGATGGGCTTGAAATTCATGGCAGGATTCTAATACATCATCTGAACCCGATTATTTTGGACGATATCGTAAAGCAAACAGAGCTTTTGTTGAATCCAGAATATTTGATTACAACAACACTTACAACGCATAACGCGATTCACTATGGCAATATTGGTTTATTGCCTACCGCTCCAATAGAAAGAAGTGTAAATGATACTTGTCCTTGGAAAAGAGGAGGTGAGAACAACGGATAGTATACTTACATCTGTTAAAAAGATGCTTGGTATTGAAGAAGAATATAAGCATTTCGATACAGACATTTTAATGCATATAAATTCAGCTTTCTCAATCCTTACTCAGATAGGAGTAGGTCCCGATTCTGGTTTTATGATAACTGATGACACTTCAAACTGGTCAGATTTTATCAAAGAAGAAGCAAAACTGAATTTAGTCAAATCTTATATGTTCCTAAAAGTTAAGCTATTATTCGATCCGCCAACGAGTACAGCGGTTCTGGAATGTTATAAAGCACAGATCAGCGAGTATGAATCAAGATTGAATATGGTAGCAGAAAATGAAAAGACAGAGGAGGGTCAAAATGGATGAGAACACATTCTTAGAGCATCATGGCGTCAAAGGAATGAAATGGGGCGTACGACGTTATCAGAATTCTGATGGATCATTAACATCCGCAGGAAAAAAGAGGGCCGGTGATTCTTTGACTGCTCAGCAGAGAACAGAGAGAAATAAGAAAATTGCCAGAGTAGGAATGGGCGTGGCGACCGTTGCAGCGGCGGCATATTACGTTCACAAAAATCCGGAAAAGATTGGGCAGGTTGTTTCAAAGTTCCGAGGAGTTAAAGTGAGCGAGATAAGTCAAAAGGCTGTCGATGCTGGCAAAAGGTATGTGAAAAGCTGTGTCAGAAACAGTGTTACTGGGGTGAAAGAGGGCGTAAAAGAGGGAATCAAAGAAGCTCCTAAAAAAGCAGCAAAGACTGTTGTTACAGGAGTGGTTCTCAATCAAACCAAGAAATATCTGGACGCAACCGTTGGAAAAGAGGAAAGTGCCAGAATCTTCCAGGCAAATGATAACAAGAAAATCGGTAAATTCTGGAAAGTAGGACCCGAAGATAAGGATGATGACGATTAATCAATTTCCTTGAAGAAAAATACGTCTTTTGCTTTATGCGCAACAGTCTTTGTCCCAACAAAATCGAAACTTCCGCCAATCACTCCGCCAACTAACGGAACCATTTTTCCAAGGTTAATAACACCGGTGGTTCCAAATTTTGTAACGAGACGTTGCATGGCAAGACGATTGATTTTGTGAATGATTTCAACTGGAATTTTTTTAATTGCTTCAATTGTAAATTGTTTTCCGACTTTTATCCCTGCTTCTTTACATACTTTGGCTAAAGAAGCTCCTGTCAGACATAAATAAGCCAGAGTCTGCACTTCATCATCGGACGGATTAAATCCGGAAATTATAGCAATTATTGCAATCATTCTAAGCTGTATATACCAGACAGTTGTAAGATTGGCAGGAACGGCAACCGGAAGAGTAAGGATACCACCTAAGCTAGTTACAAAACCGGACGTTGTACATTTTCTTACCTGCCATTTTACAAAATTATCAATGGCATCTTCTGCCGAAGAATATTTGGCGAGATATTCGTCAGCCAAATCATAACAGGTCTTAGTTTCTGGCATTCCCTGCAAAGTAGCATTATAAATCTTGTCCAGGATGTTTGATAAAACGTCCGTTGAAATATTCATGGTATCCCCTCACTTTCAAAGTAACATAAATATAGCATTTTTCAGGGGGGGGGTCAAGCAAAGCTACTAAATTGACCAATATTTTTTGATTAGGAGAGCATTATGGCATTATCAAACACTGCCGTCCCGAAATACTACGGCGAGTTTCGAGATGCCGTAATTCGAGGCGAGATTCCGGTATGCAGAGAAATCGAGATGGAAATGAACCGAATCGATGATCTTATCGCAGATCCGGATATATATTACGATGATCAGGCAGTAGAAGGATTTATCAAATACTGCGAAAATGAGCTTACATTAACCGACGGTTCTGATCTTAAACTGCTTGATTCGTTTAAGGTCTGGGCTGAGCAGATATTCGGATGGTATGAGTTCGAAGAGGAACGAGTGTATGTACCATACGAAGATGGTTATGGTGGGCGATACGTTACTAAGGTCAAGAAGAAACGTTTAATCAACAAGCAGTATCTAATTGTAGCCAGAGGCGCTGCGAAATCTATGTATGGTTCCTGTTTACAAAATTTCTTCCTTAACGTTGACGTGACAACGACTCATCAGATAACTACTGCACCGACAATGAAACAAGCAGAAGAAGTGCTATCACCAATTCGAACAGCTATCACAAGATCCAGAGGTCCGTTTTATAAGTTTTTGACAGATGGATCTTTACAAAATACCACCGGTTCAAAAGCAAATCGTATGAAGCTAGCATCTACAAAGAAAGGAATTGAGAACTTTCTAACTGGTTCGTTATTGGAAGTACGACCAATGCGAATAGACAAGCTTCAGGGACTTCAGCTAAAAATGGCAACGGTTGATGAATGGCTTTCTGGTGACATTAGAGAGGATGTTATTGGTGCCATTGAGCAGGGAGCTTCAAAAGTAGAAGATTACCTGATTGTAGCAATCAGTTCAGAAGGTACCGTTCGTAACGGTGCCGGTGATACAATCAAAATGGAATTGATGGACATTCTTAAAGGAGATTACATTAATCCACACGTATCAATCTGGTGGTATAAACTCGATTCAGTAGATGAAGTCGGTGATCCTGATAAATGGATCAAAGCTAATCCGAATATTGGAAAGACTGTAAGTTATGAAACATATCAGAGGGATGTTGACAGAGCAGAGAAAGCTCCGGCAGCCAGAAACGATATTCTTGCCAAACGTTTTGGACTTCCAATGGAAGGTTATACATACTACTTCACTTATGAAGAAACTCTTCCTCATAGAAAAAGGGAATATTGGCAGATGCCATGTTCTCTGGGCGCGGATTTGTCACAAGGAGATGACTTCTGTGCTTTTACATTCTTATTTCCATTATCTAATGGTTCCTTTGGTGTTAAAACCCGAAATTACATTTCATCATTGACTCTAATGAAACTTATCCCAGCTATGCGAACTAAATATGACCAGTTTATAAAAGAAGGAAGTCTTATTGTTCTTGAGGGTACAGTTCTGGATATGATGGATGTTTATGAAGATTTGGATAATCACATTGTCGAATGTGGATACGATGTCCGTAGTTTCGGATACGACCCATATAATGCAAAAGAATTCGTTGAGAGATGGTCAAACGAGAATGGTCCGTTTGGAATAGAAAAAGTTATACAGGGTGCCAGAACAGAATCCGTTCCATTGGGAGAACTGAAAACATTATCGGAAGAGAGAATGTTGTTATTCGACGAGGAATTGATGACATTTACAATGGGAAACTGTATCACTTTGGAAGATACAAACGGTAACAGGAAATTGTTGAAAAAGCGTCTGGATCATAAGATTGATGCAGTCGCAGCGATGTTGGATGCATATGTTGCGTATAAAGCTAACAGAGATGCATTTGAGTAAATTTGGAGGTGAAAATTCAAAATGGAGATATCAGTAGGTTCCAGGTTCAAGAATGCCTGGAATGCTTTTCTTAATCGAGATCCGACATTAGGGTTTCGAGATATTGGATCTGGATATTCATATCGACCAGATAGATTTCGACTTACTCGTGGTAATGAAAGATCAATTGTTACATCTGTATACAACAGAATAGCTTTAGACGTAGCCGCCATAGACATTCGACATGTTAAGTTGGATGACGAAGGGCGGTTTTGTAGTGTTGTTGACAGTACGTTGAATAATTGTTTATCCGTAGAGGCAAACCTCGATCAGACAGGACGAGCTTTTATTCAGGATGCGGTTATGTCAATGATGGATGAAGGGTGTATAGCTATTGTGCCTGTCGATACAGATGACGATCCTGATGATACGACGGGGTACAAGATTTTATCTATGCGAGTGGGAAGAATCCGAGATTGGTATCCGAAACATGTGCGAGTGGAATTATACAACGAAAATACCGGAAGAAAACAAGACATTATCGTTCCAAAAGAAACGGTAGCAATCGTTGAGAACCCACTTTATGCAGTAATTAATGAACCCAACTCTACTATGCAAAGGCTGATTCGAAAATTAAATCTTTTGGATGCAGTAGATGAACAGAGCAGTTCTGGAAAACTGGATTTAATCATTCAGTTACCGTATGTGATCAAATCAGAAGCGAGACGTAAACAGGCAGAACAGAGGCGTAGCGATATCGAAAAACAGTTATCCGGTTCTAAGTATGGAATTGCCTATACCGACGGCACAGAGAAAATCACACAGTTGAATCGTTCGTTGGAGAACAACTTGATGAAACAGATTGAATACCTGACGAGTATGCTTTACAGCCAGTTAGGAATCACTCAAAGCATTCTTGATGGAACCGCTGACGATAAGACTATGCTGAATTATTATAACCGAACGATCGAACCGATTATCGCCGCTATTGTAGATGAGATGAAACGTAAGTTTCTTACAAAAACTGCTCGATCGCAGAACAAATCTATCAAGTTCTTTAGAGATCCATTTAAGTTGGTTCCGGTAGCAGATCTTGCGGAAATCTCCGATAAATTCACCAGAAATGAAATCGCAACATCTAATGAAATGCGACAGGTAATTGGATGGAAACCGTCAGATGATCCAAAGGCGGATGAATTGAGAAACAGTAACCTCAGCCATCCAAAAGATGAAGAAACAGTGCCAGTAGAGACGACAGCAGATACAGGAGGTAAAAATCAAAATGAAGTATGATTTTGGTGGCTGGGCCACACGAAATGACTTAGTTTGTACAGACGGACGAGTCATTAAAAAAGATGCATTTAAAGGGCAGAACGGAATGACTGTTCCCTTAGTCTGGATGCATAACCATAACGATCCGAACAATGTATTAGGACTTGCGCATCTGGAAAACAGAGATGACGGCGTTTATGCCTATTGCGAGTTTAATGATACAGAGAGCGGTAAGACGGCAAAAGAACTTGTGAAACATGGAGATGTCCGCTCATTATCAATCTGTGCAAATCAGCTTAAACAGACTGGAAAAGATGTGATTCATGGAATTATCAGGGAAGTCAGTTTGGTACTTGCCGGGGCAAATCCTGGAGCATTTATTGACGAAGTACTTGCTCATGGTGATGGCGAAACAGATGGTCTCATCATCGGTTATGACGAAATGATCATGGGGTATCTGGAACATTCCGACAGCAGTGACGAACCAGAAGATCCGTCTACAAGTGAGAAGCAGGATGAAGAGAAATCCGACAAAACAATGGAAGAAGTATTTGATACCCTTAATGAAGAGCAGAAAACAGTAGTGTATGCATTAATCGGGCAGGCTGTCGAGCAGGGTGGTGCGTCCGAAGATGATAACGAATCCAAAGGAGGAGATGAAACTATGAAACATAATGTATTTGAAAACGACCAGCAGGATAACAAAAACTATCTGTCCCATGCTGATCAGGAAGCTATCCTTAAAATGGCAAAAACAAGTAACGTAGGTACTTTCCAGAATGCACTGGAAATTTATGCGAATGATAATGCGCTTCAGCATGACGCACTTGCAAGCGGATTTGCACAGACTGGTGATGGAAACGTATCCTGGTTATTCCCGGAGTATAAAGATGTCAGACCTGGTGCACCGGAACTGATTACAAGCGATCAGGGGTGGATTACTACTGTTATTAACAAAGTTCATAAGAGTCCGATCTCCAGAATCAGAACCAGTCAGGTTGATATTCGTAATATCGATTCTCTCAGAGCAAAGGGTTACACCAAAGGAAAGCAGAAAGGTCAGACCGGTAACTTTAAACTGGTAAGAAGAACCACCGATCCGCAGACTGTGTTTGTTAAGAGTGCATTACACAGAGACGATATTGTGGATATTACTGATTTCGATTATGTAGCATATCTGTATAACATCGATCGTCTGAATCTCAATGAGGAGCTGGCAATGGCAATTATGCTGGGAGATGGTCGCGATGACGGTGACGAAGGAAAAATCGATCCGGAACATATCAGACCGATTTGGACAGATGACGATCTGTATACAATTCATGTTGATCTGGATATGGCGGCAGCAAAGAAAGAACTTCAGGGTACCAATACCGCAGCTAACTTTGGTGAAAATTACATTATCGCAGAAGCAATGATCAATACTGCACTTTATGCAAGGGAAAAATACAAGGGTACCGGAACTCCAGATCTGTTTATTACTCCGCATATGCTGAATCAGATGCTCCTTGCAAGAGACCAGAATGGTAGACGTATCTACTCTTCCAAAGCAGAACTGGCAACAGCACTCAATGTAGGCAGTATCAACACTGCTGAACAGTTTGAAGGTAAGACCAGAACAACATCCGATCATAAAAAGAAGAAACTGGTTGCGATCGTTGCCAACCTTGCAGATTACTCTCTTGGTGCAACAAAGGGTGGTGAAATCACTCATTTCACTCAGTTTGATATCGACTTTAACCAGGAGAAATCTCTTCTTGAGACCAGATGCTCTGGTGCTCTTACAAGAGTATACGCTGCTATTGCTATCGAGGAGGATGTAACAGCGGGGGAATAAATCCTGCCGAAACGATTAACGATTCTCTGAATGATCCACTGAAGGATAATGTCAGTGAATTCATTTATGAAAATCTTTCGGTATAGAGAACTTTGAGTAAAGAGGCGATGAATCGTCAGTCTCTTTGTATGCGAGGAGAAAATTCAAAATGGCAAAATTTTACGGAATAATAGGGTATGTGCAGGATAGGGAAATGAGACCCGGAGTGCATAAAGAAGAGATTACAGAGCGAAAATACTCTGGCGATCTTATTGATAATGTAAGACAGCTCCAATCTTCTGATAAAGTTAATGACGATATTAATGTATCGAATAAGATTAGCATTATTGCTGATCCGTATGCCTATCAGAATTTTCACTCTATGCGATATGTAGAATTCATGGGCACTAAATGGAAAATCCATAAGGTTGAAGTTCAGTACCCACGTTTGATTTTAATGGTGGGAGGTGTTTATAACGGAAAATCGAAGACTACAACTTCATGAAATTCTTTGTGAGGTTCTTGGGACGAGAAACGTTTATTTTCAGCCTCCAGAAAGTGTGCAGATGAATTACCCTGCTATTGTGTATAGTATTGACGACATTGATCCAATACATGCAAATGGCGGGGTTTATTTATGCATGAAAAAGTATTCTGTGATTGTTATTGATGACGATCCAGATACAGAAATTGTGGATAAAATCTCTGCATTGCCATTATGTCGCTTTGTGCGTCCTTACATATCCGACAACTTAAATCATTATGTATTTGAAATTTATCATTAAGGAGGAACCAAATAATGAAACTTGCATGGGATAAAACCGGCGAGCGTCTTTATGAGACTGGCGTTGATAAAGGCGTATTATACCCGTTTTCAAAAGAAAGTGGAAAATATGCGGCTGGTGTTGCATGGAACGGACTTAGTGCAGTAAACGAAAGTCCATCCGGGGCGGAGCCAACTGCGTTATATGCCAATAATGCTAAGTATGTGACACTGATGTCTGCGGAAGAACTTGGGCTGACTATTGAGGCTTACACTTACCCTAAAGAATTTGAGGTGTGCGACGGATCAGCAGAACTGTCCGAGGGTGTTACAATTGGTCAGCAGGATCGTGAGCACTTTGGCTTTAGTTATCGTTCACTTGTTGGAAATGACGAAAACGGTAACAATCATGGTTATAAAATTCATCTGGTATACGACTGTCTTGCATCTCCATCTGAGAAGAACAGAAGTACAGTAAACGATTCACCAGATGTATCTCCGTTCTCATGGGAAGTAAGTACTACTCCGGTAGATGTAGAAGGACATAAGCCAAGTGCAATGCTGACAATTGATTCCACAAAGATTCCAGCAGCAAAACTTAAACTGATTGAAGATAAACTGTATGGAACGGCTTCAGAACAGCCAACACTTCCGTTGCCAGATGAAATTCTTGCATTGTTAAAATAAGGCGGTGTCGTAAAATATGAAACTTGCATGGGATAAAACCGGCGAGCGTCTTTACGAGGCTGGGGTTGATCGAGTGGTTTTGTATAAAAATCGCACAAAAGGATCTCCATGGAACGGTATATCTGGAATTACAGAAAGTCCATCCGGGGCGGAGCCAACTGCGTTATATGCCAATAATGCTAAGTATGTGACACTGATGTCTGCGGAAGAATTAGGTTTAACCATTGAAGCCTATACATATCCTGATGATTTCCTGAAATGTCTGGGAAAAGAAGAACTTGCACCAGGTGTTACAATCAGTCAGCAGGATCGCGAGCATTTTGGAATCAGTTATCGTACTCTTATTGGTAATGATGAGCAGGGAAATAATCATGGTTATAAGATTCATCTGGTATATGATTGTCTTGCGTCTCCGACAGAAGATAACCATTCTACAGTGAATGATTCACCGGATGTATCTCCGTTCTCATGGGAAGTAAGCACTACTCCAGTTAGTATTGATGACGCAAAAACCACAACGAAAATAACCATAGATTCAACAGTATTTCAGAGAGCTGAGATGATGAATGCTTTTCGGGCGATCGAGGACGCTTTGTATGGAACTGACAAAACAGAGGCATGGTTACCGGTATTTTCTGAACTTGAGGAACTGATATATTACCATAGATGTCTGATTGATTCAAAAGGTGAGGCATTGCTGGACAGTTCAGGAAAACCGATATTATCAAGAATTTACGAATAGTTTGTTTGACGAGCAGTATTCAGGTAAGCTGGCTGCTCTTTTTTATGAATGAAAGGGGAACAACATGTTAACTAAAAAGATTACGTATCCAGATTATAACGGTGTGAACCGTACTGAAACTTTCTATTTTAATCTCACACAGGCTGAGGTCATCGAAATGGAATATGAAATCGATGGGGGACTTTCTGCAATGATTGATCGATTAATCGAAGCGATTGATTTGCCTGAAATTATTAAAATCTTAAAAAAACTTATCCTCAAAGCATATGGCGTGAAGTCTCCGGATGGAAAGAAATTTGTAAAATCTCCAGAACTGGCTACAGCATTTTCTCAGACAGAAGCCTATTCCGTATTGTTTATGGAATTGGCTACAGATGCAAAGGCGGCTTCCGAATTTATCAACGGCATCTTACCTGATCCGACTCCGGAACAGCAGACCCAGATTAAAAAAGCACTTGAGGAAAAAGGGCTGCCAGACAGTTCAACTATTTAATTACGAAAACAAACGGAGGATATGGGGATGTTACAGCTTGTGATACCGCCAGTTGAAGGGTGGGACGAGGCTAAGGAGGAATTTATCCAGTTAGAAAAAGAACAGCGACTGACATTAGAGCATTCCCTGGTTTCTCTTTCAAAATGGGAATCCAAATGGCATAAACCTTTTCTTACAAAGGATGAGAAGACCATAGAGGAAACTATAGATTATATCAGATGCATGACAATAACACAGAATGTGAAGCCGGAAGTCTATAACCGACTCGAAAATGAGCATATCGATCAGGTAAATGCTTATATAGAAGATCCTATGACTGCTACATGGTTCAGAGAAGAAAAGAATAAAACTCGAAACAATGAGATCATAACCAGCGAGAGGATTTATTACTGGATGATAGCTCTTCAAATTCCTGTGAATTTTGAAAAATGGCATTTGAACAGACTGCTTACCTTGATTCGAGTATGTAACGAAGAAAACAAGCCGAAAAAGAAGATGAGCAGAAGAGAACTTATTAATCAGAGAAGAGCTGAAAACGAGGCTCGAAAGAAAAAATGGCATACGAAAGGATGACGAATTATGGATAAAGCATCATTGGCAATTTTAACAAACATTATCGGTGCTGTGGAATCTGGTGGACAGATCTACGGAAAACGTAATTATGGTGCATATGCAGGTAAAGGCCAGAATTCTTCTAACGAGAAAACCTGTACACTTGGATGGGCACAGAACTACGGAAATGAAGGTCGTACCCTTTGTAAAATGATTCTCGAAAAAGATCCCGCTGCGTTTAGAAAGGCTGATACTGCTGGTATTGAGAATAAATTAGCAGTTGATTGGGTGAAAACAGGGTGGAATCCATCTGAAAAAGAAAAGAAAGCACTCATTGCGATCATCACAACATCTGCGGGAAAAGAATGTCAGGATGCGCTTTTCAAAGATCTGATGGCTACATATATCAAATCAGCAGAGTCATTTGGTGTTAAGGATGTTAAGGCTCAGATGATGTGGTGTGAGATTGAACATCTGGGCGGACTGACACCGGTTAAGCGAATTTTTACAAGAGCAGCAAAACCGTATACACCAGAAAGTATTTATGCGTCTTTACTGCTTGATCAGAAAGACACGAGCAACAACAATCAGGTTGGCGATAAGAAATTTCAGACGAGACATCAGTGTTGTGTCAGGTGGATCAATCAGTATGTTACCACTCAGCAGACTAATCAAAATGCAGTATCCGGACGTTCAGCAGAAGAACTTTTAAAAGTATTACGCTCATGGGTTGGATACGGAAGATCAAACGGTAAGCAGAGAATCATTATCGATGTTTACAATAATGACGATCCGGCGAATCTCCCAAGAGGCTATAAGGTGCAGTATGGTGATTCTTACTGTGATGTTACTGTTTCCGCAGCAGGAATCAAGGCGAAGATGAAAGAACTGATTGGAAAAGAATGCGGCGTCGAAGAACATGTGAAGATTTTCAAGAAAATGGGAATCTGGCAGGAAGACGGCACAATCACGCCAAAAGCAGGGTATCCGATTGTATTCAACTGGGATAAAGCTACGCAGCCGAACGATGGTTATTCCGATCATATCGGTGTTGTTGAATCTGTGAAGAATGGAACCATTGTTACTATCGAGGGTAATTATGGTGGCGAAGTTAAGCGACGGACAATCCCGGTTGGATGGGGGTATATCAGAGGATATGCGATTCCGAAATACGATACGGAGTCAGGTCAGACAAGCGGCAGTTCCAATAATGGAGGAACTACTACATCTGGATCAACTTCTCTTTCAAGAACCCCTAAGTGGGTTGGTGCTGTTACAGCTGATATGCTGAATGTACGTAAATGGGCTGGAACAGAGTATGAAAAGATCAAATCATGGCCACAGCTTGCGAAAGGTAATCTGATCGATGTTTGCGACAAGATTTATGATTCCAATGACGAGCTCTGGTACTTCATCCGTATTGACGGAAGAATCTTTGGATTCGTAAAAGCAGAGTTTATCCAGAAGAAATAAGGAGACAGTTAATGATCACATTCAGACAAAAGGGCGATTTCTCCAAAGTTACAAGCTATTTCGAGAGATTGAAAGAAACAATGAGGCTTGGAATTCTCGATAAATATGGCAGGGAAGGAGTGAATGCCCTTTCGTCTGCTACGCCTGCTGAATCAGGAGTTACTGCGGCATCATGGTATTACAAGATTGAGCAGTCGAATGGTTCGGCGGCTATACAATTTTATAACTCAAATGTTAATAAGGGTGTTCCGATTGCAATTATTCTGCAATATGGACACGGCACCGGAACTGGAGGTTGGGTGCAGGGGCGAGACTATATCAATCCTGCTATCCAGCCTATTTTTGACAAAATGGCAGAAGAAGTTTGGAAGGAGGTTACCAGATTATGAGTAAAACCGTTGATGAACGAGTCGTTGAGATGCGATTCGACAATAAGCAGTTTGAAAGTGGCGTTCAGACAAGTTTATCCACACTGGCTAAACTGAAACAAAGTTTGAATTTGCGAGGTGCCTCTAAAGGGCTGGAAAATGTCAGTGCCGCTGCGAAAAACTGTAAAATGTCAGGTCTTACCAGTGCTGTTGAAACGGTAAAGGCAAAATTCTCTGCTTTTGAGGTTATTGCAGTAACTGCGCTTGCCAATATTACGAATTCAGCAGTAAATGCAGGAAAGCGAATTGTGTCAGCACTCACAATTGAACCAGTGAAAAGTGGCTTTGAAGAGTATGAAACACAGATTAATGCCATTCAGACAATTCTTGCGAATACCGAAAGTAAAGGAAGTACACTGCAAGATGTAAATGCGGCACTTGATGAATTAAACCATTATGCCGATATGACAATTTATAACTTTACGGAAATGACACGTAACATCGGTACGTTTACCGCAGCCGGTGTGGACCTGGAAACTTCCGTTTCGGCAATTAAAGGTATTGCAAACCTTGCAGCCGTTTCTGGATCAACTTCTCAGCAGGCAAGTACAGCAATGTATCAGCTTTCACAGGCATTGGCGGCTGGAACAGTTAAACTTCAGGACTGGAACTCCGTAGTAAATGCCGGTATGGGTGGGCATGTATTTCAGGATGCATTGAAAGAGACTGCCAGGGTTCATGGCGTTGCTATTGATCAGATGATTGCTGATGAAGGTTCTTTCAGAGAGACTCTATCAAAAGGATGGCTGACTTCAGAAGTTCTTACGGAAACTTTGTCAAAGTTTACAGGGGATTTAACAGAAGCTCAGTTGAAACAAATGGGCTATGCCGATGAACAGGTGACTTCAATTATCAAAATGGGTCAAACTGCAAATGATGCAGCAACAAAAGTAAAAACTCTGACACAGTTATTTGATACGTTAAAAGAAGCAGCACAGTCTGGCTGGACACAAACTTGGGAATTGATCGTCGGCGACTTTGATCAGGCAAAAGAACTGTTTACTGGAATTTCCGATTCCGTAAGTAACGCTTTGAATGCGTCAGCAGATCGTAGAAATAATTTATTAGAGGGAGCATTAACGACCAATTGGGAGAAGCTTATCTCTAAAATCAACGAAGCTGGAATAGAGACTAAAACTTTTGAAGACAGCTTAAAAGAAACAGTTTCAGCGCATGGTATAGATACGGATGAACTCATAAAACAGCAAGGTTCTCTTGAAAAGGCGTTTCGATCTGGTGCTGTGTCATCCGATATTTTAAAAGAAGCTGTCAATAATCTCAGATCTGGAATGGTAGATTTGAGCAGTGTTGAACAGGAACTTAGCATGTGGTCCAAAGGCGATGATGTCAAAAGTGTACAGCAAGCATTACAAAACCTTGGCATGGATATCGGAAAAACTGGTGTCGATGGAATTCTTGGACCAAATACGCAGGCTGCAATAAAATCATTTCAGGAACTGAAAGGAATCGATGCAACAGGAATTGTCGATGAAGCAACATTAAATGCTTTAAAAGAGGCATCATCTGAAACCAAAACTCTTACCGGAAATATTGATGAACTTATTGCCGGTGTCACAGAACTTGGTGGCAGGGAAAAGGTTATTGAATCATTCAAGAACATTTTCAAAACTCTTAACGATGTTATTAAACCAGTGCAGGATGCCTTTAGTGAGGTGTTTCCGCCAACGACATCAGAACAGCTCGGTGGAATGATTGATAAGTTTCAGGCTTTTACCGAACAGTTGAAGGTAAGCGAAGAAACCGCCGACAAGCTTAAACGAACAGCTAAAGGCGTGTTTTCGGTGCTTGATTTATTCAAAAAAGGGATAACTGCATTAGTAGCACCAGTAGGAAACTTTCTTGGTTCTGGTGGATTGAACGGAATCGCTGATATGTTGTTAAGTGTGACAGCATCTATCGGCGATTTTTTTACGACTCTTGATGAGAGCACTGGGGCAGAAGAATTTTTTACGGCATTGTCCGATGGTATTTTTAATACACTGAAAAATATTATAAGCACGATAGATCCAGCACTTGGAAAAGTAGAATCATTTGGTGATGTTTTTTCTGCTGTTGGAACAGTAATCATGAATTCGGCAAGTAATATTTTTGACGTTGTAAAAAATGTGTTTACATGGATTTCGGATAATGTTTCCGCAGGAGAGATATTTGCGGGATTAGCCGGTAGTGGAATATTTGTAGCAGCTCGAAAATTTTCAGGGCTTTTGGATACAGTTAAGGATAGCATCAAGAACCTTTTCAAAGGTGGCAAAGCTGCTGAAATTAAAGAACAGTTTACAGATATTCTTGGCGGGGTAAAAGATGCGTTATCTTCCTTTACTACGGGGATAAAAGTTGCTTCTCTTATTGGAATCTCCGCAGCAATTGCCATTTTATCAGTTGCGCTTAATTCGATTGCCAAACTTAAAGTTGATGAGATCGCAAAATCGCTTACCGCCATTGGCGTGATGCTAGGAGCTTTGAGTGGAACGTTATTTTTAGTCACCAAGGTCCTTTCTATGAACGGATCAAAAGGTCTGATAAAAGCTGGCGCATCGTTAGTGTTTATTGCAGAGGCAGTTAAAGTATTAGCAGATGCAATGATCAAAGTGTCAGATTTATCCTGGGAAGAGATTGGAAAAGGTCTGACCGCATTAGGTGGTGGATTACTTGAACTTTCCGTGGCATTAAAGCTTATAAATGGTACTAAAGTTCCTATTTCAACAAGTGTGGGGATGATCGCGTTAGCTGAATCTTGTAAGATGTTAGGCGATGCGCTTGCGAAATTTGCAACGTTATCCTGGGACGAAATAGGTCGAGGACTTACTGCAATGGGTGGTGCCTTGGTCGAACTCACGGCATCTCTTTCAGTTCTCAGCAAAGCAGGTGGATTTGGAGCATTATTAGGCGGTACTGGAATGTTGGTTGCAGTACAGTCGCTTGATGAAATCTCACAAAATCTCGAACGTCTTGGAAATCTGTCATGGAATCAGATTGGTCATGGCTTATCGGCAATGGGTGGAGCACTTGGAGAATTTACAGCTGCTTTGAGCGCACTTAGTGCTGTAGGCGGATTTGGTTCGCTTCTTGGAGGAACGGGAATACTTGTCGCAGTACAGTCACTTGATGAAATCTCAGAAAATCTGAAAAAACTAGGTGCTTTATCCTGGGACGAAATAGGTCGAGGACTTACTGCAATGGGTGGAGCACTTGGAGAATTTACAGCTGCTTTGAGCGCACTTAGTGCTGTAGGCGGATTTGGGTCTGTACTTGGGGCAACAGGAATTTTAGTTTCTGTGCAGGCTTTAGATCCAATTGCGACTGCTCTCTCACGCATTGGCGGATTATCCTGGGAGGAAATTGGAAAAGGTCTTGTTGGAATGGAAAGCGCATTAGCTGAACTTGGGATTACTATTGGATTGCTTGGAAAACTTACAGGATTCAGCAGTGTCTTCGCCGGAGGAGCTATATTATTGGGAGTGCAAGGTCTTGGCGATCTCGCTGATTCACTGAAGAAATTTGGTGGAATTTCCTGGGAAGAAATCGGAAAAGGTCTTGTTGGGATGGGCGGTGCCCTTACTGAACTTGCAACTGTGTCCGGTCTGTTAGGAAATCTGGGTGGTTTCGGAGCACTTATTGGAAGTGGTTCTATTCTCTTGGGAGTGCAAGGCCTAGGAGATCTTGCTGACGCACTGAAGAAATTCGGAACTATGCAATGGGACGAAATTGGTCGAGGCTTATCAGCAATGGCGGGTGCCTTAGGTGATACCGCTTTAGGCGGACTGCTAAATACATTCTCAGGATTTGGTGCAGGTGCTATCTCTAAAATGGCGGCACCGCTGGGAGACCTTGCCGATTCTATAAAGAGATGGTCTGGAGTATCAGTTCCGAATGAACTTGGCACACAGTTGGGTTCTTTGGCTGAAGGTGTACGCCAATTCAATTTCAGTGGATGGGGAGCGGATGCCATTGGTTCTCTTGGAAAACCACTTGGTGATTTAGCCGCTTCAATTTCAAAATGGAGTGGAATTACAGTACCGGACAATATTGGAACAGGACTTCAGAGTCTTGCAGGCGGTGTTAAATCTTTCAATTTCAGTGGATGGGGAGCGGATGCCATTTCTGAATTGGCAACACCGATGGGAGATCTTGCCGTTGCTCTTGGAAAATGGACAAATGTTACGGTACCAGACAACATTGAAACAAGTCTTAGTGGACTTGCAAGTGGAATCAGTGCCTGGAATTATGTGGAAACTTACAATCTTGCAAGTGCAATTGAGCCGGTTGGTTCATTCGCAGCAGCAGTTGAGAAATGGAATGGTGTCAATATTTCATCAAATCTACAGCCTGGACTTGAAGGATTAGCTGATGGAATTGATGCTTGTGACAGCATTTCAACCGGAAATTTATCATCAGTATGCGATGGTCTTGATGATATTGGAAAGGCAGTATCAAATCTTGCAGGGATAGATTTCAGTGGAGCCTCATCCTCTTTATCCGGATTTGCTTCTGCGATCAGTAATGTGAACGTGTCTACTGATACTTTTAAAAATCTTGGAACCAATATTGTAAGCAGTTTCACAAGCGCATTAAGTGCTGGCGTTGGAAGAGTGTCAATGGCAGGAGCCAGCCTTGCAAAAGCAGTTGCTAGCGGAATGAAATCAGCATCCAGTTCTATTTCATCCACAGCGTCGACAATAACCAATACTGCAAGAGCTAATGTTTCGGATAAGCAAAGCAGTTTTGTCTCCGCAGGAATTTCACTTATGGCTGGTCTGGCATCTGGATTAAGAGCTAATGCTGGAACTGCTGTGAATGCTTCAGCATCTGCGGCAGCGTCTTCATCAGCAGCGGCGAGTGCGTATTATGGTAGCTTTTATAGTTCTGGTGTGTATCTGGTATCAGGATTTGCAGCAGGTATTAGAAACAACATCAGTTCTGCGGCATCCGCAGCGGCATCAATGGCAGCTTCGGCATCAGCGGCGGCAAGGGCGAATCTGAAAATTCATTCACCATCACGAGTTTTCTATTCCATTGGTGGATTTGCCGGACAGGGCTTTGTTAATGCTCTTGCAGATTATAGCGACGCGTCATACAAAGCTGGTTCTGGAATTGCACTTTCAGCACAAGCCGGATTGCAAAAAGCAATTTCGAAAGTTGCAGAGAGCGTTGAAAATGGACTGGATGGAATGCCGTGCATTCGTCCGGTGCTCGATCTTAGTGCAGTAGAAGCCGGAGCAGGGAAAATCAATGGACTTCTCGGAATGGGAAGATCTATAGGGATTACCGGCAATATCGGTGCTATTTCAGCAATGATGAGCGATCGTCAAAATGGAGCAAGTAATGATGATGTTGTATCTGCGATTGGGAAACTTTCGAAAGTAATTGGAAGTAAATCTGGGGATTCTTATGTTATTAACGGTATTACCTATGATGATGGAAGTAACATCACCAGTGCGGTAAAAACTCTTATCAGAGCAGCAAAAGTAGGAGGGAGGGTGTAAAGTATGGCTGCCAAACAGAAGAAAGCAACGAAAGTTAAAATCGGTCTTCAGAAGAATACAGAACGTACTGTATATGCCACATGGACATGGAACGGAAAAAACACACAGGAATATTCTGTGCTCTGGAAATATGCGACTGGAAATGGACTTTGGTTTATTGGGAATGAAACTACAACCACTTCGACGCAAAGTGTTTGGACAGCCCCCTCTAATGCAACGGCAGTTTCAGTCTATATCAAACCTATATCCAAAACATATAAACAGAACAATAAAGACGTTCATTATTGGACATGCGTTTGGTCAACGGTAGCAAAGTATGTATTAAAAGCGGCAACTAAGCCGGAGAAACCTTCAGCTCCGAAAAATACGATTGAGAAGTTTAAACTGACCGCTGAGGCAGATATTTATGACAAGAACACGACTCATGTCGAGTTTTACGTTGTAAAAAACGATAAAAGCAAATTTAAAGGCGGTACTGCGAAAATGGTTACTAACCATGTATCGTGGTCTTGTACCGTTTCAGCTGGCGGTGAATATAAGGTTAAAATTCGCGGCATTCGTATTTCGGGCAAGACAAAGGAATATGGAGATTGGTCTGAATACTCAGATGGAGTGGGTACAATTCCGTCTACTCCATCTAAAATTAAAACAATTAAAGCGATATCTTCGACAGGCGTACAGATTACTTGGGATAAGGTAACAAATGCTACTGGGTATGATGTAGAGTACACTGCTAAAAAGGAATATTTTGACCATTCAAAAGAAACTACAACAGTTTCTCTGAGTGCGAATGTTTCATATGCAGATATTGTTGGATTGGAATCTGGACAGGAATGGTTTTTTAGAATCAGAGCAACTAATGCACAAGGGCAGTCAGGATGGTGTACGCCAGTGTCCATCGTGCTTGGTAAAGCAACGGAAGCGCCGACTACATGGTCATCTACAACTACCGGAATGGTTGGAGAAGACGTCATTTTGTATTGGGTGCACAATTCGGAAGATGGTTCCAGTCAGACATATGCTGAACTTGAATTGACCGAAAATGGAACATCGAAGACGATGATAATAAAGAACAGCACGGACGAAGATGAAAAAGATGTTACGAGCTATTACGTTTTGGACACATCAAAATACAATGAAGGTGCAGTGATTCAATGGCGGGTACGTACAAAAGGAGTAATTGATCAGTATGGTGACTGGTCTATTCAGAGAAGGATTGATATTTATGCACCTCCAACCTTGGAACTGGAAACAAATGAAAGTTCATTGGATGTCATTACATCGTTTCCTTATAATATTACAGCAACCGCTGGACCAGAATCACAGAAACCTATTGGGTATCAGATGATTATCTCAGCGAATGAAGGATATGATGCTTTGGATTTCAATGGGAAAGAAAAAAGAGTCAGTGCTGGCGACGAAGTATACTCGAAATATTTTAATGCTTCTGAGGATCATAGTTTATCGGTTACACTGAATGCTTCTGACATTGATCTTGAAAACAATATTTCATATACGATTTATTGCATAGTGAGTATGGACTCTGGACTTACGGCTGAAGCAACATTGGAATTTAGTGTTGCGTGGACAGATGAAGAGTATATCCCTGATGCTGAAATTGGAATCGATAACGATACACTTACTGCTTACATCAGACCTTATTGTGAAGACGGGGACGGATACCTTATTGATAACGTTGTGCTCTCTGTTTATAGAAGAGAATTCGACGGAACTTATACCGAATTAGCCAGAGATGTTGAAAATCAACAGGTTGTAATTGATGAGGTAGTCGATTCGAATGGCAAATCAATAACTGACAGTTCTGGAAGGGGATTAATCGGTCGTGATGCCAATTCGAAAGCAACATTTATCACAGATCCGCATCCGGCATTGGACTATGCCAGGTATCGTATCGTTGCGATGTCCACAATTACCGGGGCGATAAGTTATACAGATATACCCGGTTATCCAGTTGGTGAAAATGCAGCGGTCATTCAGTGGGATGAGGAATGGACTCGATTCGACTCAGGTGCTGATGATAACGGCGATGAAATGGAAGAACCGCCATGGTCTGGTTCCATGCTTAAATTGCCCTATAATCTTGATGTTTCAGATAAGGGAAATACGGATGTAACTTTTGCAAAGTATATTGGTCGAAGACATCCAGTTTCATATTATGGTACACAAATTGGCGAAACTTCCACATGGAACATCGACGTTATTAAAGATGATGCTGAAACACTGTACGCTTTAAGGCGATTGAAAGCGTATACAGGAGATGCATATGTACGAGAACCGTCTGGAAGCGGGTACTGGGCGAATGTACAGGTATCATTTAATCAGAAACATTGCGAATTAACAATACCAGTTACTTTGGATATTACAAGAGTGGATGGAGGTATATAAATGCCAGATTGGACAAAACCGATGCAGCAAACATTTGAGTATTTTGTTGTAGATCCTGGGACATGGAAAGATCAATCAAAACTCGATGCAAAAATTTCATCGTCTACGATTACCCGCGGTGAAGAGGAAAGTACATTAGGATCTGCGACTATTGATTGCGTAGAGAGCATTGGCGAGTGTTATGTTCGGATTTATCTCGTGACAATTCAAAATGGAATTAAAGAACGTTTTCCATTAGCAACGGTGCTTGTTCAATCTCCGAGGAGCGGATTCGATGGGCGAGTTCAAACGGTTTCACTTGATGCATATACACCGTTGATCGAATTGAAAGAGAAATATCCGGATATAGGCTATTCTATTCTTAAAGATCAGAATATTATGGAGATCGCATCGAGATTAACAAGAGAAAAAGTGCGTGCCCCAGTAGTGATGGGAAGCAGTGATACAAAACTGTTTTATGATTTCGTGGCAAACTTGAATGATTCATGGCTTTCGTTCCTTAGTGATCTTATCGCCAATGCAAAGTTTAAATTCGATCTTGACGAAATGGGTCGAATCGGATTCGCTCCGGTTCAGGACGTGGCATCATTACAACCTGTATGGGAATATACGGATGACAACAGTTCCATCTTGTATCCACAGATTGATATGGAACGAGATATGTATGGCTTGCCAAATGTAGTGGAAGTTATTTATTCTACGAATTCAGGATATTTGTATTCAAAAGTAGTAAACGATGATGCAAACAGTCCTATTTCTACAGTTAATCGTGGACGTGAGGTAGTGTATCGAGTGACTGATCCGGATGTGATTGGGAATCCGACACAAGAACAGATGGACGAATATGCGAAACAGCTTTTAAGAAATAATTCTTGCCTTGAGTACACAGTTACTTATACACATGGATATTGTCCAGTGCGTATAGGAGATTGTGTACTTTTAAATTACAGACGAGCAGGAATTGAAAGAATTAAAGCGAAAGTAACAAGTCAAACGATAAAATGTGAACCTGGTTGTCCTGTTTCGGAGACAGCTGTTTTTACTACTAAATTATGGGGGTGATTTCATATGGAACTTGATTCTGGATTACTTCGTCAGTTTGCTGCACTTGCAAATGGCAGTAAAAAAGATAAGGAATCTGAAAGCACTGTTTATGGTACGGTGGTAAAAAATGGTGACGCATTATACGTTCGATTGGATGGTTCCGAACTACTTACTCCGGTTTCGATGGCAATGGAAGCTGAGAGTGGTGACAGAGTGGTTGTAACGATTAAAAATCATACAGCTACGGTTACTGGGAACATTACTTCGCCAGCATCAGCCAGAACAGCTACCAAGTTTATGAAATTCACGGATGCCGATGGATTGGTAGTTGGTGATATGTCAGATGAAAAGCTGGATAACAATGTTCAGGTATTGTCCGATGCTGTTAATATCAGACTGAAAAACCTTATATTGGCAAGTTTCTCTAAAAAACTTATTGAGCTTGGAAAGAATTCTTCGGATGCTGTTATTGATTTGCTGAATGGACTTGGGAGTATTTATGCATCGGTTGATGACGAAGATCCTGACGTTAAAAGTATGGCAATAGACTCAAGTGCACCAATCGATATTTTGAGTCTAGGTGATATTGAATTATTATCCAAAACCGATGATAACGAAAATCTAGGGTATTTGCTTATTTCGACCGACGGTTCCAATCCAATAGTACGTATGCAGATAAGGAATGAGGATAGATACAATCGTTTGGAAATGACACTGGACAATGCGTATTTCGAGAAAAGTGATTATCTTACGAAAGAAGACCTGTCATTTATCGAAAACAATACATTATGGTCGGGATGTTATTATATGACATCATCTCATACGGTAAATTTGTCACAGGCAATCTCTCTTCAGAAAAATGGGATTGTTTTGGTATGGCAATACTATGACAGCACAAATAAAGAAGTAAAACCGTATTATTATAATCATCAATTCATTCCGAAAAGTGCAGTCAATTATGTACATGGGGCAATGTCGTTCGCATTGGTTAGTAGGCAATTTGCCTCTGTGGCAAATAAAAATCTGTACATTGCAGATACAACTTTAAAAGGGCATGACGATAACACAGCAAAAGGAACTGCGAACGGAATAACGTTCGATAATTCTAAGTTTGTTCTTACTCGTGTTATAGGTGTCTGAACATAGAGTAAATTTAAGGAGGAAATTCAAAATGGGAAAACTTACTGATTATACTGCCGTGACAAGATTCGACAGTGGCGACATTCTTATTAAGGATGGAAAAGCTGGTACAAAGAAAATTACAGTAGAGAATGCAGCAAGAGAGTTTGCCGGACTTGTATCCGCAGCACAGCACCGCCTGATCTGGGGTGGAAGAAATCTTGGATCTTCCGTCACAGCAGAACAGAGAGCTGCTATCAAAGCAGGAACTTTTGATAATCTGTACATTGGAGATTACTGGGTAATCAATGGCGTTACATGGAGAATCTGGGATATTGACTATTTCATGAACTGTGGAGACACAAGCTTCACAACACATCATCTGGTCATTGTTCCGGATTCTTCTCTGTACAATCATGTTATGAACGATACGAATACCACTGTTGGAGGATATGTTGGATCTAAGATGTACACAGAAGGGCTTGAGCAGGCAAAGACAGCATTCAAATCTGCGTTCGGAGACATGGTTCTCACTCATCGAGACTATCTGACAAATGCAGTTACAGATGGACATCCTTCCGCTGGTGCATGGTTTGATTCCGAAGTTGAGCTGATGAACGAAATCATGGTATATGGTACCAATGTATACGCTGTAATGGGCACCGGATCTATGGTACCGAACAAGTATACTACGGGAAAACAGCAGTTCGCAGCACCTATGCTGAATCCATCTATTCTCAATCGTCGTAGCTGGTTTTGGCTCAGAGACATCGTGTCTTCGACTGGCTTTGCCAGTGTGTACAGCCACGGCGGTGCGAATTCCAGCTACGCTTCGAGCTCTGGCGGGGTTCGTCCGTATGCCGTGATCGGTGGGTAATGAATCTGAGGGGCCTAGTGCCCCGAATACAAAGTTAAGTATGCAGGTGACAATGGAGTCTGATATAAAATAGAAAGAACAGGAGAAAATTCAAAATGGAAAATAAAACGTATTCTATTACTCTTGCCAATGGAACTATCATTGGTGATTTAAAATTGAACGGAAATAACTTCATTTCCAAAACCAAAGTTGCCCATGACGCTTTCGCAGATAATTGCAGTCCGGTTACTATCAGCGATGGCGAGGTAGAAGAAGTTCACGAAAATATGGAACTGGTACAGATCACGGAAATGGGGGACGAATACTGGTTTGTTCTCCGGGATATTTCAAAAGCTGAAATGGAAAAAATCAAGATGCAGTCAGACATCGAATATATCGCAATGATGTCTGGAGTAGAACTTTAAGAAAAGGGGGGAACATCGTGATGCATAGTGAAAATTTTGAAAAGGTAAAACGCTTCTATACACTGAAAGTATGGAATGAAACTCGTGTCCGTAACGCCGTAAAGATGAACTGGATTACAGAAGAAGAATTCACAGAAATTACCGGAAAGGATTACTAAATGAGTGTAATTGCAGCTAAACGAAAAGAATCAAGAGATGAATCCATCGCTTATTCGATTGAGCTGCATGATATGCTGATTGAACTTATGCGTAGAAGTTTTGGAGTTAAAGACGTTGAGCAGTATGTGAGGATGCGGTTTGCATATGGAAATGACCCGACAGAAGATTTTGCTAAATACCGTTATATTATGACGGAAGCAAAGAATCAGATCGAGCGGACGGCTTCCCTATTAACTGCAAATCTTAGAGCTGCAAAGTCTTTATACCCGACTTCTATGCATGAGTATGAAATACGGCGAGATTATCAAAATGCCGGTATTGTGAATTGTAATCAGTTAATTGATCAATTACAGCATGTTGTGGATGTATTCAATGTTGATTTGAACGTCTATGGCAGATATATCAAAGCTATCGACCGAGAAATCGGATTGATAAAGAAATGGCGTCAAAGAGATAACAAAATGAAATCGTATCTTTCAGGGTAACATCTGTATTTGTTTGCGTGTCTTCGACTAACTTTGCCAATGTGAACAGCAACGGCAATGCGAATTACAACAACGCTTCGAACTCTAACGGGGTTCGTCCGGATTCTTTGATCTAACCAATCAGGGAAGGAGATGTTATCCGTTCCACCAATGGATAAATGACAAAGCCGGACGCAATTTACTACGGTAACTATTGCTATCACGGTGAATAATTATGACATACGAGGAGATTCTCTGCGACGCCAACAATCTCTATGTGGCTTATAAGGCCTCTATAAAAGGCAGTAAATGGAAAGAGTCTACACAAAGATTTATGTTAAACTTTCTGCGGTATATTTTCGAGATACAGGATGATCTGATTAACAGAACACTTGAGAATGGACCAGTAGATGAGTTCGAACTGCACGAGAGAGGAAAAATAAGACCAATTACAAGTATCGCGGTAAAAGATCGGATCATTAGGCATGTTCTATGCGATGAATTATTAATCCCAAAGATTAGAAAGAAAATCATATACGATAATTGTGCTTCTTTGAAAGGAAGAGGTATATCTATGCAAAGAAAACGCTTTGAAGTTCATTTGCGGAAGTATTATAGACTGCATGGAAATGAAGGGTATATTCTGTTTGGCGATTTCACAAAATTTTATGACAATATTATTCATGAAATAGCAAAACGGGAATTACTCAAGCTGTTTGAGGACGATGAGTTTATTGACTGGCTACTCACGATTATATTTGACGGTTTTAAAGTGGACGTGTCTTATATGAGCGATGAAGAATACAAATCGTGTATGGATGATGTTTTTAATAAGTTGGATTATCGGCTGATTCCTAAGAAGAAACTAACTGGTGAAAAATTCATGGGAAAGTCTGTAAATATGGGCGATCAGCTATCGCAGGCTATAGGTATCTATTATCCACATCCTATTGATAATTATGTAAAGTATGTCAGAAGTCAGAAATTCTATGGACGGTATTCTGATGACTGGTATATAATGAGTCCTTCAAAGGACGAATTGCTGGATCTTTTGGAGAACATCAAACAGATTGCCAAAGGGCTTGGAATTCATATCAATGAAAAGAAAACAAGAATTGTCAGGATAAGCGGTACATATAAGTTTCTTCAAATAAAATACACGCTTACTGAATCTGGAAAAATCATTAAACGTATTAATCCGGATCGGGTAACGACTATGAGAAGAAAATTAAAGAAATTAGCCGTTAAGGTGGAAAACGGCGAAACAGCATATGAAAATGTCGAAGGAATGTTCAAGGGTTGGATGGGAGATTTCTATAAGCTCTTATCAAGACAACAAAGGACAAATCTTATAAAATTATACGAAGACCTATTTGATAAGGAAATCGTTATTGTCAATAAAAAGATGATTATTAATAATAGGTCACCACAAGAAATACTACAGGAGGTATTTTGATGGAACAGTGGTTTCAGATTGTGCTTACAATCTTTAGCTCAGTTTTGGCTTCTTCTGGGCTGTGGGCCTATTTAACAAAAAGAAGCGAGAGAAAAGATGTAAAAACAGAGATGTTAATCGGATTGGCTCATGACAGAATTATGTATCTTGGAATGCAGTATGTAGACCGTGGATATATAACACAAGACGAGTACGAAAATCTGAGAACGTATCTTTACGAACCTTATGAAAAATTGGGAGGTAACGGGTCTGCAAAACGAATCATGAGAGAAGTAGACCAGCTTCCGATTCATAAATTCGCTATCGACAAGGAGGAAAAGAGCGATGAGCATGAGTAATAAAACCTATGATATTCTTAAATGGATCGCAATGTACCTGCTTCCAGCAGCCGGCACTTTATATTTTGCACTTGCTGGTATCTGGAATCTTCCATATGGAGAGCAGGTTGTGGGAACTATTACTGCTGTTGACACATTCCTTGGTGTACTTCTGGGAATTAGCACGTCTCAGTACAACAAATCAGTCGATGATACAAACGTATGATTGACGTATTGATGATGCTGTTTCTTCTTATATTAATTGTCGTCGGGTTCTCTGTGTTTCTTGCGTTTGGGGTAATATTCTTTGACCATATTTTAGAATACAAGAATTCTGATAATACTGATAAGTGTAAACAGCATAAATAGGGCATAACTGGGCGAGGAGGATACAAGATCTTTCTCGCTCTTTTAATACATTCCCTTTTATTTTTTTCGTACGCAGACGACCATACTTATTGCTATGATTTATCGCATATGGAGGTGGTCGAAATGGACAACAAAAAAGAAAAGAAACTACTTACAGTGAAAGAATTGTGTATGTATTTGAGTATTGGGGAAACTAAGGCAAGAGAGCTGCTTCATGATCCTCGAAACGGTTTCACAGTCAGGATAGGTTCTCGTCTATATGCTCATAGAGACAAAGTTGATTCATGGTTATTGCGAAATATACTTTAAAGTGGTATATTGAAGGGGTAAGTTCAATTTGGATTTTCCCCTAAACAGAAAGGAGCATATATGGGGAAATCATTAAAAGGAAAAGAACTTGGCGTTGGTATCAGCCAGCGAAAAGACGGAATATATCAGGCTAGATTCATAAACCGTTTTGGGAAGAGAGAGACGCTATACGATAAAAAATTAAATAATCTTAGAATCCAAATGCGAAAAGCTCAGGCGGCTGATGATAACGCAGTAAATATTGTAAAAAGTAATATGACATTAGACGAATGGTATAATGTCTGGATTAGTACATGTAAGGGAAATTGCCGAAATACCACAGTCATTCAATATTCGAGAATTTACAATGTTGTAAAAAAAGATTTAGGGTGGAGAAAACTACAATCATTAACGCCAGTAATATTGCAAAAAACTTTGAACGATCTTAAAAGTGATCAGCAGAGACGTGATGCCAGAGTAGTACTGTCAAACATTCTAAGTAAAGCAATGGAGAATGATTTACTGGTTAAAAACCCTGCAAAAAATTTAGTTACTCGGATATCAAACGAACCTCAAAAAGAACGTAGAGTCCTCAGTGCTAAAGAAACAGAATTATTCATCGAATATGCAGAAAAATGCAGGTACTATAATTTGTTTATTGTTGCTCTTGAAACGGGTATGAGAATAGGTGAGCTTGGAGGCTTGTTTTGGAGTGATATAGATTTTGAAAATCGTGCCGTTTTTATAAATAGAACTATGTGCTATGTACACGGTGAAAACGGATATTATTTCGAAGTACACAGACCAAAAACAGCGTGCGGAAAAAGATTAATTCCTATGACAAATAAGTGTGCAGAAGCTCTTACGCGTCAAAAACATGATCAATCGCCTCAAAATACTCAACCTTCCGAATTTACTGATTTGGTATTTTCGACAATGAGTAATCGTCCATTGCAAGAAACATCCATCCTTACATCCATAGACATTATATTAAGAAACATGTCGAGAGATGGCATTTATATTGAGAGATTTTGCCCTCATGCGTTTAGGCATACCTTTGCGACACGGGCTATAGAAAACGGAATGAACCCTAAAACCCTCCAAAGAATACTGGGGCACAGTACCCTGCAAATGACAATGGACCTTTATTGTCACGTTTCCAACGATACTTTATTCAGCGAAATGAAAAAAATGGAAACATAG